CCCCTATACTTCTCTGCTGTAAATACTACGGCGGGTGATCATGAGTTTACCTATAGGATTGCGACGAATGACCCTAATAATCCAGAACAGCTGATTACTTTCAAGCTACATGTAGATGGTGAGCCTGAGATCGAAGTAGCGATGGATCCCCTGGATTTTGGTTCTTTTCCTATCGGAAAAACGCATACTGCAGAATCCGCAATAGAAATAAACAACCTTGGTGGCGCTGATCTCGAAATCAGCCTGAGTACTGATAATGAGGTATTCTCTTTCGAAACTTCTTCGTTTGTGATTCCTGGTGGTACTTCCAAAGCCATTTATCCCCGATTCACACCGGAAACTGAAACCATCTACGAAGGAACCATCACCATCAGTAGCAATGACACTGATGAACCTGTATTAAACCTTGCAGTTTCTGCTGAGGGTTTCTATGGCCCTGAGGTGACGGTGAGTGCAGATACCATAGCTGCCACGATGATAAGTGGAGGGTTGGTTAAAAAGACAGTTACCCTCTCCAATACCGGAGGTACCAACCTTGAGTGGAGCCTATGGTCCGGGTTCTTCATGAAGGAAGAGCTGACTGATTACAAACTGGAAGCAAATCAGCTTCATTTAAGCGATAAGGTCTGGATTACCAGAAATGGCTACAATGGGCCTTTTAACATCAAGGAAACCAGTAACTATACCTATAACCCGTCTTCGGTCAAATGGGCTTTGGGAGCTACGGAAGATCTTTTGTCAACGGCATATTCCGCCGATTGGAATAGTCTGATTTATCCTTTGGGTTACAATTTTAACAACCTGCCCGGGAAAGTGGTCTCTCTCTATATGGTAGAGGAGTGTCGATATTTTGATTTCTTTTTTACCAACTATACCAACAATGGAGCAATGGGATTTTACTACGCCGAAGTTGGTAGCATTTCTCCAAATGAGGGCGAAATTCTTCCGGGCGAAGCGGAAGTTGTGGAGTTGAGTCTGAGTGCGGAAGGGCTGGACGCCGGCGTGCATTATCAGGAGTTTACCTTGTTCCACAATGGCCTGGCGCCATCAAAAAAGTTGGTAGGTAAAATCACCGTACTTGGAGCCCCGGCATTGTCGGTGGCAGAGGAGTCCTTGGCTTTTGGGGTATCCCCAATAGGAGATAAATCTTATCAGGAAATATCCATCACCAACTCCGGTTCGGCCAGTGGTGTGATCAGTTTGGCTTCAGATCATCCGGCGTTCACAGTGGATTCTGAGAGTGTTCGCATCAAAGCAAATGAAACCAAAACGGTAGCAGTGGCCTTCAATCCGCTATCCTCCGGTGATTTTAGTGGCCTTATCACCATCACTACAGACGATGCTGCCAATCCAAGTTTCGTGGTGGGCGTTTCCGGATCAGGAGCTACTGCAGCTACCATATCCGTAGTGAAACCCAACCTCAATGCTTCACTGTTTTTGGGAGAAACGATTACGCGATCATTCATAATCTCCAATAGTGGAGACTTTGACCTGAACTGGTCACTGGGCACCTATGGAGAAGAAATCTCATTTGTCAAGCCGGATTATGCAGATTACAAACTTGAAGCGTTTCAGGATAGAGTCTCTGATCATCTCTGGATCACCAGACAAAATGAGCGGGGGATTTTCAATATAGCCCTGGAAACGCAATACAATAGGTCCAATTACGAATCACCTAAGGGCACAGAATGGCTCGGTGATGGCTCTGCGATACCAGGTCCTTTTATCACTGTTAGTGCCAACGAATATGGCAAGTGGAGAGATGTAGCCTACCCACCCAATGAACAGCCGGGAAGAACATTTTCCATGCATGATATTAAATCAGATCAATACTACGATATCAGTTGGGATAGCTGGACGGAGGATGGGAATGGGGGAGGCTTCTCCTATAGAAGAAAAGTCGCATTCGGTCCGGAGTACAATGCAGTATCCTTTTCTGATACGGAAGGTGTGATTGCTCCAGGTAAAACAGTCACTGTGTTAGTTACCTATAATCCGAACTCCAGTTTTGACGGAGATTTCGAATTACCACTTGCTATTTTGAGCAATGACCCAGCAAATAGGGAAGTGAGGACTCCAATTTCACTTTCAGTGAAGGGAATTATCGTAGATCGGTTCCTTGAGGACTTACAGCTAAACGAAGGGTTTGGTACTCTTTCTATTGATGTGAGTGATGTATTTGTGGATGCGCAAGGAGATGTGTTGAGCCTTTCGGTGAGCAATTCAGATGAAACCGCCATTGCGGCCACTATTCTGGATGGTAATCTGGTACTGACAGAGACTGGATATGGTCATTCGTTAATCACCCTCACCGCCCGCGATGCTACCGGAAACACTGCTACCGAAAAATTCGAGATCGATGTGAACGCCAACCCGGTGGTCACCCCTCTCGAGGATGTGGAATTAACCAGGTCGTCCGAAGTGTTTACGCTCGACATTGCAGCCAACTTTGAAGACCCCGAAGGTCAGGAACTGTCTTATACTATGATCAATGGTTCTGATGTGGTAGCTGAAGTGAGTTTAACAGGTACCGTACTGTCCATTACTCAGTTGTCAGTGGGTACCTCCATGGTGTCACTTACGGTTACTGATCCATTAGGTGGCTCGGTTACGGAGGAGTTTGCTGTAAATGTAAGCGCTCTCCATCAGGAGATTACTTTTGATACCACCTATGTGAAAGTCTATGGAGATGGCGCTTTTGAGCTGGTCGCATTTGCATCATCAGGTTTGGACGTGTCTTTTTTCAGCTCGAATGAGGACATTGTGACCATAGATGGCACAGTAGCTACCGTGGTAAGCGCAGGAAGTGTAACCATCACGGCTACTCAGGTGGGTGATGATGTGTATGTGGCAGCCGAAGAAGTTCAGAATGTGCTGACCATTGGCAAAGCCACTCTGGAGGTGACTGTAGAGGATGCATCAATAACCTATGGAGAATCAGAACCGGTTTATACTCTGAGCTATACCGGGTTTGTAAATGATGATGATCTTACAGATATAGCTACCCCTGGTAGCGGGGCAGTTGCTTCTGCTTTGGTCACCAATGCAGGTACCTATACCCTGCTGGCCAATGAGGATGCAGAAGATAATAACTATGCGTTTACATACACCAGTGGTACATTGACAGTGCATCAGGCTAGCCTGATGATTACTGCAGACGATGTGTCAAAGGTTTATGGAGATGAAAACCCTCCATTGACAGTGAGCTATCAGGGTTTTGTGAAGGATGAGGATGAGATGGTACTTAATAGCCCTGTTGTAGTGCTCTCAGCGGCAACAGCGGAGAGTTCTGTTGGAGCGTATGCCATCACCGCTTCGGGAGTCACTGCAGCCAACTACCAGATAACCTACACAGATGGTTTGCTGACCATTAGTTCGAAGGAGCTCACGGTGAGTGCTATAGATCAGGTGAAGGTTTATGGCGAGTCAGATCCTGAATTGACTTATGCGATTACCGCAGGTGATCTGGTAGGGGAGGATGTGCTCACGGGAGCATTGGTGAGAGAGAGTGGAGAAAAAGTGGGATCGTATGCAATCAATCAAGGAACATTGCTGGCTGGAGCCAATTATGAGCTTCACTTTGAGGAGGCTGACCTGACCATTGAACAAGCAATCCTTACTTTAACAGCTGATGCCAAAACGAAAGTTTATGGTGAGTCTGATCCTGAATTGACCTATTCCATTTCCGGAGGGGAGTTGATAGGAGAAGATGTACTATCGGGAGCTTTGACAAGAGCAGCTGGAGAGAACGCAGGCGTGTACCTGATTGGTTTGGGTAGTGTATCAGCGGGTGTCAATTATGATCTTCAGTATGAAAGCGCAGAATTAACTATCACTAAGGCGCCTCTTACAGTAATAGCTGATGCTAAAACGAAAGTTTATGGTGAGTCTGATCCTGAATTGACCTATTCCATTTCCGGAGGGGAGTTGATAGGAGAAGATGTACTATCGGGAGCTTTGGCGAGAGCAGCTGGAGAGAACGCAGGGGTGTACCTGATTAGTTTGGGTAGCGTATCAGCGGGTGTCAACTATGAGCTTCAATATGAAAGCGCGGAATTAACTATTGATAAGGCACCTCTTACTGTGGCTGCTGATGCCAAAACGAAAGTTTATGGTGAGTCTGATCCTGAATTGACCTATTCCATTTCCGGAGGGGAGTTGATAGGAGAGGATGTGTTATCGGGAGCTTTGACGAGGGTAGCTGGAGAGAACGCAGGCGTGTACCTGATTAGTTTGGGTAGCATATCAGCGGGTGTCAACTATGACCTTCAGTATGAAGGCGCGGAATTAACTATTGGGAAAGCCACGTTGACGGTGACTGCCAATGATGTGGTGATCACAGAAGGTGATTTGATCCCGGCACTTACAGTGACTTATTCAGGATTCGTGAATGGAGATACCAAAGCTGACCTTCAGAAGGAGCCAGTAGCTTCTACTACGGCAACTCCTTCCAGTATGCCTGGGTCATACCCCATTGTATTGGTGGCGGAGATGGATCATAACTATTCATTCGTTCTGTTAAATGGCACCCTGACCATCGAGGCGGGTGAGCCAATACTGGGTATTGAACGAGCGGAACTCATAGAGGTGTATCCAAATCCGGCAGTGAACTTTGTGATGGTAAAATCTTCAGAGTCCAAACCATTGGAGCTTTATGATGCAGTAGGTCATCTGGTACGATCAGGTGTTACCAATCATCAGCTGGAGATTGGTGAATTGCCGGCTGGAATGTACTTGATCAAGGTAGAGGGCCAGGTTTTCAGACTGGTTAAAAAATGATACTAAGGCGGGGGCAGGCTCACAGAGTCTGTTCCAACCAGCCCCGAGGGGGCTGGTTTTTTTGAAATCAATGAGCGCTCCTGCAGTACCTGCAGGAGCGCTTTGTTGTTTTGGGAGTTTCCAGAAATCCGAAAGTGCTTGCTCCGGAGGATATTTATTTAAAACGGTATGATAAAGAACCTTTCTTGATCCGACTGACTATGTAAATTCTTTTTACATAGAAAGCCCTCCAAAAGGTGGGGATTTTGTATTTTCAGGATTGCTAACAGCCAGACCGCCGAATGTATTACACCGACCTGACAGATGCGAAGAGAGTTTTACAATTTCTGAAAAGAGCCAATCAGCAGGATATCGACTTGCACATTGGCTTGGGATTGGCTAGCAGAGCGCTTGAACTCAGTATGAAGCTGGACGATACCGGTCTGATGGCCAGAAGCATGTATAAGCTCTCAGAGTTGCACCAGGCCCTCGGTGAAATCGATCAATCCATTCATTATATCCGGGAAGCCATCGGACTTTATCAGGTGCTGGACGAGGAGGAGCTTATTGCCCGCAGCAAATTCCAACTGGCAGAAATTCATTATAAGTCAGAAAATTATCACCTGAGCCTCATTTATCTCCTGGATTGTCTGGATATCTACAATCGGACAAAGGATTACTATAATTTGGCTGGAGTTCAGAAATTTCTTGGGGGGATTTACGAGTATTTTGGTGATGAGCGCAATGCCATCATGGCCTATGAGCGATCTGCCCAGGCTGCCAGAAGGATCGGTGCCAGAGACCTGGAGTCGGACGCCTATAACCCCCTTTCGGGCATTTACCTTAACCAGAACGACACGGAAAAGGCCGAGCAGCTCATTGAGCGGTCATTTCAGATGAAGCAGGAGCTCGGGGATAAACGCGGCTTGGCATTTGCCCTGTACGGAAAGGCCAAGGTCTATGTGAAAAAAGGGCAAAGCAACCGTGCCAAAGAGGCCTACCAGGAAGCCATACGGCTGCACAGGGAGATCGGAGAGTTGCTGGGATTGGGCATGTGCTACCACAAGCTTGGGGTGATGTACTATGAAGAGGGGGATCTGGACAAGGCGATAGAAGCACTGAAGGGAGCGTTGAATTTCGCAGGACTGTACAACCTGGTGGTGATCAAATCCAAATGTAACAACCTGCTTTATCGGATTTTCAAAGAGCGTGGGGATTTTGAGAATGCCCTCGGCTACATCGAGGATTATGTGACGGAAAAGGAGGTCCTCATAGGTGCACAGACCCAGAAAGTCATCCACAGCTATGATGCCATCACTACCATGGAGCGTCTACAAAAAGATGCTGAGAACCAGCGTGAGAAGGCTGAAATCATGGATAAAAAGAATAAAGCAGAGCAGTCCTCCAAGATGAAGCAGGACTTCCTCTCTACGATGAGTCATGAGATCAGAACTCCGCTGAATGCGGTGACCACCATCACCTCATTATTGCAGGAGAGCGCCCGGGAAGATCAGGTAAGTCTATTGAGTTCACTCAGTTTTTCTTCCAACAACCTTCTGAGAATCATTAATGATATTTTGGATTTCAACAAGCTGGACGTAGGTAAACTGAGGTTGCAACCATCGACCGTGGCGTTCAGGAGGTTGATGGAAAATATACGTCTTACCTATAGCAACATGGCTATAGAGAAAGGCATCAGTTTGAAAATGCACATTTCAGAACAGGTCTCTGATTTTTATATGGTTGACGAAACACGTATTACTCAGATTTTGGGCAATCTGGTAAGTAATGCCATTAAGTTCACGGAGAAGGGATCCGTCAGTCTGAATATTGAGTATGGTGAGACCAAAAACAACAAAGACCTGCTCAGATTCAGTGTGGTGGATACGGGGATCGGCATAGAGGAGGACTTTATTCACGAGGTGTTTGATAGTTTCTCTCAGCCGCAGTTTCACAAAAGCAAAAAGTATGGTGGCTCGGGATTGGGGCTGGCCATTGTGAAAAAATTAATTGAGTTGCACGGAAGCAATATCCATGTGGAGAGTCAGGTGGGGCACGGAGCCACTTTTTATTTTACCCTGTATCTGGAAAAGGCAGAGCCGCGCCGCTTGAAAACCGAAACCCGAAGGAAGAAACTCAATCCCAAGTCTATTTTGCTGGCGGAGGATAATATGATCAATGCCATGGTTTCCTTGAAGCTTCTGGGCAACTGGGGGATGGAAAGTGTACACGCCCGCAATGGCGAGGAGGCGGTAAAGTTGGCCGAGTCACAGGTCTTCGATTGTATTCTCATGGATATTCATATGCCTAGCATGGATGGGATAGAGGCCTCGCAGCGCATCCGGAATACGAACAACCCCAATGTTAACACGCCTATATATGCCCTCACCGCTGATGTGATGGTGGGCTTTGGTGATGAATCTTCACAGTTTTTCAACGGTTTTTTACTCAAACCTATAGAGCAGGAAAAACTCTATGCGGTGCTGGCTTCAGTCTGATAGTACCACTAAAATTCACACGATTTCTTGCGTTTAATCTGTTTTGAGTGCCTCAGGGGCATTTTTTTGATGTGAGCTATCATAGTGCCACTGGATCAATCGGGCTATGTGATCTGTCTCGCGTTATGAAATGAGGCGAATGAGAGGGTATAAGATGGGAGATTGGTTATCACAAATTTCAAAATGCTAACCAAAATCCAATCAATGATGAAACACCTCTTACTTTCTATCGCTTTTTTACTGCTCATGATGAGCGCCGGTGCTCAGGCCGCCAATGATGGCCGGGTGCTGCTCCAGGGTTTTTACTGGGAATCTTCTCATGATTATCCGGGTGACTGGTACAGTCATTTGGAGGGCAAATCTGCGGATATGAATGCCGCCGGTATAGACATGATCTGGCTTCCGCCTCCGAGTGATGCCGGGTCATTGGAGGGCTACCTCCCCAGAGAACTCAATAATTTCGCTAACTCGTATGGATCACTGGCTGAGCATCAGAGCCTGCTCTCTACTTTGAATGGATTGGGTATAGAAGCCATTGCAGACATTGTGGTCAACCATCGGGTGGGGTCAACCAACTGGATGGATTTCACCAACCCCACCTGGGGAACCAACTCCATTACCGGTGACGATGAGGTCTGGAGCAATTCGGCATATAGTGGAATCTCTCTGAGAGGCAATAACGACTCGGGTACCCCATACGCTGCTGCCAGGGATATTGACCATTCGCAGGGCTTTGTGCAAAACGACATCAAGACTTTTTTAGACAATCTGAAAGCCATTGGCTATGACGGCTGGCGTTACGACTTTGTACATGGGTTTGATCCATATTATTTTACAGTATATAACGGTCACACCAATCCCACATTTTCTGTAGGTGAAAACTGGAGTGCCAACAAGCAAGTAGTTCAGGACTGGGTAAATGCTACGGGCTCCACAGCCTTTGATTTTTCCACTTATTACACCCTCAAGGCGGTGATTAAGGATAATAATTATTCATATCTGTCTACCCAGGGGGCACCTTCAGGAGGTATTGGCTGGGACCCACGGCATTATACCACTTTTATTGAAAACCATGACACTCCGGATTATGATCCCGGCAACAATGTATTGAATGGTAACAATGTAGGTCAGTCTTACGCCTACCTGCTGACTCACCCAGGAGTACCATGTATCTACTGGCCGCACATGTATGAGTGGGGATCAGCGGTGACCAACGAGATCAAGGCGCTGATCCAGGTGAGGAAGGATGCCGGGATTCATAGTGAGAGCCCGGTCACGGTTCATCGGAGCGAAAATGGATTGTACGTGGCCTCCATTGCGGGAGATATCCATACTGTTTTCCTGAAGATGGGTTATGGCAATTGGGGGGATCCTGCGGCTGAGGGGATGGGTAGTACCTGGACTTTGGCTGCATCAGGAACCAACTATGCTGTATGGTCTGAAGGAGGCACAGGTGGTGGAGGCGGAGGAGGCTCCATGACCGTATATGTGCAGGGTTATAGTCATGCTTATGCCTGGGATAGTAATCAAAATCCACTCCTTGGCGCCTGGCCAGGCACGGCGATGACTGCCGGGGCTGGTGGATGGAATGAAGTGACTATTGGGGCAGACTGCTCGAACGTGATCTTCAGCAACAACGGAGCCAGCCAGACAGCAGACCTTAGCACTTGCAATGACATGCCTTACTATGAGAATGGTACATGGTATGCAAGCGAGCCGGGTGGTGGTGGCGGAGGAGGTTCCTCTGGCTCTATGACGGTATATGCCCAGGGCTACACGCACGCCTATGCCTGGGACGCCAATTTGAACCCACTCCTTGGCGCCTGGCCCGGATCAGCACTGGGTACTGGTCCTAATGGATGGAGTGAAATTAGCATTTCGGAGGACTGTGCCAACATCATTTTTAGCAACAATGGAAGTAACCAGACCAGTGATTTGTATACCTGCAATGACTCTCCCTATTACAGCAATGGAGCATGGTATGCCACTGATCCCAATGGAGGCGGAAGTACCCTCACAGTTTACGTTCAGGGCTACTCCCACTTCTATGCCTGGGGGGATGGACAGACCTACACCAATGGCTGGCCTGGTAGTACACTGACTAACAATGGTGACGGTTGGTACTATGGAGTGACCCCTGCCAATTGCTCCAATGTGATCTTCAATAACAATGGAGCCAATCAGACAGCTGACTTGTATACCTGCGGGCCTACGTCTTATTATGCCAATGGCAGCTGGTCTGGGAGCGGTAGCCGGGTAGCTATTTTTGATGACAATGACCTGACCATCTATCCCAATCCATTTTTCTCTCAAGCCAGTGTTTCATTTAGTTTGAAATCAGTGGCCCATGTCAGGTTGGAGGTCTTCAATACGAGCGGGCAGAGTATGAAACTTTTTGATTCTGACTTAGCTGAGGGTGGGCATCAAATCACTTTTCACGCGAGCCAGTTACCGCCTTCCAATGCCATGTATATCGTGAGGGTGTCGGTGAATGATGAGCAATATACGCGGAAGATTGTGGTGAAGTAATCCGGTGGTTCTAACCAGCAGAATAAAAAAAAGGGTTCAGACGATAGTCCGAACCCCTTTTTTATGATTTGTGAATGCTTATTTGGAAGCGATGTATTCCAATAGCTCAACAACTTTAGTAGAATAACCCCACTCATTGTCGTACCATGATACCACTTTCAAGAATTTAGGAGTCAATTGGATACCTGCACCCGCATCGAAGATCGAAGTTCTGGAATCACCCAGGAAGTCGTTAGAGACTACTGCATCTTCTGTATATCCAAGAATACCCTTCAATGGACCTTCAGCTGCCGCTTTCATAGCCGCACATACTTCTTCGTAAGTAGTTTCAGTTTTCAGGTTGACGGTAAGGTCTACACAAGAAACGTCAGGAGTAGGTACTCTGAAAGACATACCTGTCAATTTTCCATTCAATTCAGGAATTACCTTACCCACAGCTTTGGCTGCACCTGTAGAAGAAGGGATGATGTTTTGTCCGGCACCTCTTCCGCCTCTCCAGTCTTTCATAGACGGTCCGTCTACAGTTTTCTGAGTAGCAGTGGTAGCGTGTACAGTAGTCATCAGGCCAGACTCAATTCCGAATTTATCATTCAAAACCTTGGCAATCGGAGCCAGACAGTTGGTAGTACAAGAGGCGTTTGATACAAACACCATGTCAGAGGTATAAGCGTCCTGGTTCACACCCATTACGAACATAGGGGTGTCGTCCTTAGAAGGAGCAGACATGATTACTTTTTTCGCACCAGCATCGATGTGCCCTTTAGCTGATTCTTTGGTGAGGAAGAGTCCTGTAGATTCTACAATGTACTCAGCGCCTACGTCGCTCCACATAAGGTCTGCAGGGTTTCTTTCTGATGTTACACGAATTGCAGAACCATTTACAACCAGTTTACCGTCTTTTACTTCTACATCGCCTTTGAACTGGCCGTGTGTAGAATCGTATTTTAGCATATAAGCCATGTAATCAACATCTATAAGGTCGTTGATTCCCACCACTTCAATATTCGGATTTTCAGCGGCTACTCTGAATACCAGTCTGCCGATTCTTCCGAATCCATTGATTCCGATTTTTACTTTTGACATAATATATATTGGTTTTGAAATGTTTTGCTCAAATTCGATGCAAATCTATAACTAGATTATTCAGAAACAAATTTCCAAAAAGAACACTTTTTTAGTATTTTCAGCTCTACTGTCCTGAGCCTCAGGGCTGTTTCGATATTATCTTTGGTTGGTGGGCATATATAATTCCAACGCTGGTGGATTTTTAGTTTTTTACGCCGGATTTTGAAAAATTTACAACGAGGATGGGCTCTTGAAGAGAATTAGTTTGTGAGGATTTTTTTTTGAAAATAATTGCGGTCAACATTTGCATAATAAAGGAGCTTATCTATTTTTGCAGCACCAAAAACAAAATGGTCCGTTCGTCTAGGGGTTAGGACGCCAGGTTTTCATCCTGGTAACAGGGGTTCGATTCCCCTACGGACTACTTTTATTACTATTATTCATCTGTAGGTTGCGTAGAGGCGTGTTTTTTGTTTCACACAAAATTCACAAACAATGATCAAAGTGTCCTCTACGGGCATTTCCCGAAGGGGAAAAGCACCAATTTTTCACACGATATCGCGGGTAATTATGCGAGCTAGTGTGGCTTGCAGAATAAGAATGGATAAGCAGTCCCTATCTGGATCCGCTGCTGTGTATCTCCAAATCATCATCAACTCAGAAAGAACCACTATCCCCATGGGGGTAAGCTGGCCTGTGAACTACTTCGATAATAAGTCCGGCATTTTCCTAGAAAGGCATAAGGGGGACCAGGAGGCGAGTGATTATAATATCCAAATACAAAAGGAAAAGTCCAAGGTCAACGACATACTGATGTATTACAGGCACTCTGATATGGATGTGTCGATCAGTCGTTTCAAACAGGATTATGATAGATATGACAATCGCCACTTGTTTATTCCTTGGATGCGTGAAGAGATTGAGAGCAGGTTTGGCCGAAGAATGATATCGAAGAATACCAGAAAGGGAGATTTGTCCATTCTTAAAAATATTGCTGAGTTCAGGGAGGATTTGAAGTTCTCTCAAATCAATACCCTACTCCTGGAGGAACTGGAGGGACACTACAGAAACAGGCACCTCTCACTTAATACCGTGCACAGGTATAACAAGCGCTTCATGGCCTACGTGAAACTGGCAGAAAAGCGGGGAATGAAAGTAAACCTGAAATCAACAGAGGACTACAAGCGCTTACAGCCGACGAGTAGAATTGTTTTCCTGACGGATGGAGAGTTATCTAAGCTGGAGGAATACTACAACTCCTCCAATATACCAGAGGATCAGAAGAGAGTACTTGGTTACTTTCTTTTTTGCTGTTGTACGGGACTGAGGTATAGCGATCTGATCCGGATGAACCAGAAGAATGTGGATGGTGATCTATTGACTTTCGAAATGTATAAAGGACACACCAAGCGAGTGAAAGAGGTAGTGGTCCCTCTAACCAAGCGAGCGAGAGGTTATATAGCCAACAGAACGGGAAAGCTGTTTGATGTGATCTCTGAACAGAAAACTAACGCAAAGCTGAAGGTGATCATGCGAGAAGCTGGTGTAAGGAAGCATGTGACCACTCACGTGGCCAGGCATACCTTTGCCACGGAGTTTCTCAGGAAGGGCGGACATCTGGAAGTGCTTCAAAAACTACTGGGGCATGATAACATCCAAAGCACCATGATCTATGTGCACGTGGATACTAACAGGCTGCGACTGGAGATGGTTTTTATGAGGTAGTTTTGGGAGAGACAAAATGAAGGACCCTTTCGGCTGTCCGACATATGGTATAGTTTGGCTCAGTTTGCTCAAGCCCGAGCAGATACACAATCTCCCGCTCTCCTAAATCATCCACCAATGGTTTAATGCAGATCACATAAAAATCATTAACTCCATCCGTGAAAAGGGATGTAATACCAGGCACCTTTCGCCATCCTGAAATCGTAGTGATTGTCGCCTCATTGAATTCTCTAACTGTAGGCACATAAGGAAGCCCTTCTACCATCCATGAAAAGTGCATTCCAAGCTTGGCGTCCTGTTCCGGTGTGAGGCCAAGATTAGAAACAATATCTTGAAGATTCGTATCATATTGATCCGCTGGAACAATCATAAAATCACAATCACGTCTATATAAGTCTGTAACCACATCGTAATGCTGAACAAAGAATTCTCCCTTATCCCAAATCATTATTTGCTCCAATGGTATTGGATTTTCGGGATGAGCGGCATTATAAGCCGCGATACTCGCATTAATGATATCGGTATGCTCTTGCTGCCAATCTGAACATTCCACAACATAACCAGAGGCCCAAGCTATTGGTGCTGGCTCACTCTGTCCGCTTTGATCAGTTATAGGTTCGCTGAACGCTATTGCAACCGTGGTCATTTCTGAACGTGGAAGGGTTACCACATCGAACAATTGTAACTCCTCAAGGCTTGTTTCTGGGTAAAGGGCTATTGCGTATTTGTGCATGGCTTTTTTAAATTAGCGGTGGGTCAGTATTTTCAATTCGATAAGTTCCTGAAAAATTGGTGAGAACGCCATCATACCCATTTCCACTTTCATCTATGGCCGAGGATCCTGAGGATTCATTCAATCTTAGGTATAGCTTAGTATCCCCTGGAAAAAGATTGGTTGGTTTTTCTCCCTTTCCATCGTTGTATAGAGACTGCACCTCAAGGAGTGATAGTCTTTTGTGGATGAATGATATTTCATTCAAACATCCCAACCAGGTTCTGGACGAACCTCCAATGGAAACGTTTGCCGGGTAGGTTGATAGCTGATTAAATTCAGTTTGAGATATTTCTTTATATAAGCCCCCTGAAGGCCACCATGCCTGTTGTGTGCCGTCTAAATAACATCTAATCCTATAATACATCCCGACAAGTTCTCGGGTAATAACCAGATGGTGCCAATCATTGTCAAATGTCCCACCTTCCTGCGCTATATAATCGTTCTGTGTGGCCCCTGCATTTTCGGTCATCAAAATATTAAAACAATATCCAAAAGTAGGATCATTTAAAAACTGGAGTTGCCAAGTTTGGTTGGATCCCCCAGTTGTCCCTATTAGTAGTAGCCTATTTCCATGCAATGTTGACATGCTGCCCACCGAATAGTCATGCCTAAACCAAAGAGAATAAGACCAAGAGTCGGGCAAACTTTCTCCTACTAGATCTGAAGAGGACAAGTTTATGTAATCATTGTTTCCGTCGAACCTAAGCGCTTTGCCGAAATCTAACACCGTAGTAGCTGAGGCTATGTTACTCCATGAACTACTCCCTTCAGATCCTACCGCTTTTAAACGGTAGTAGTATACCGTGGCATCTAAAAGCGCCGTATCTGTATAGGATTCAGAATTGGAAGGTATCCCTGGTATTTCTGCAACGCCGCTGCTAAAATCGGAGGATGTGGAACGTTGCAAGAGGAAGCTAGTTTCAGTGATTGAATTATCATCCCATGTAAGTGATATCTCGCTAACCCCTATACTAATAGCTACCAGGTTTGAAGGAGCCTGCGGAGGCTCAGGCAATCCATAAAAATCATAGTGGTTCTGATAAGTATCCGGCTCGCTTTCCGCAAACTGGAATTCATAAACGGTGGAGAGGTGACGAACGGATGGAAAGCTCCCCGTGGTTTTGATTCTGGTTAGTTGCTCGTATTGATACCGGTACTTGGTAATACTTGCGAAAAAGTCCCGAGCCCAAAGCATCTCCCAACGGGATCTGAAAATGCCGGTGTTCTTATTGTATACCCGAGCGCTCTCAGAAAAATACTCGATATCCTCACGGCCCAATAATGCGGTATCTATTTCGAACTGTTCTATCTGCTCTAAAGCGCCATAGAATCTGATAGTATCGACGCCACCAAGGCTGTTTGAAAACAAAAAGAGATCGTCAAAATCAAAAGATTCGCGTGTGATAATGTAGGTCTGAACATTGCTGATAGGATCACCATCCAGCCCAGAAGAGTCACTGCCGGAAATGGGTTCAGACACCCAAACTTCAATTTTATATACTCCACTGAAACCATCTCCGATTAAAGAGGGTGTCACCTGAACAGATGTGAATTTGTCAGGAGATAAGTATTCAATTTCAATTTCGTCAATCCCACCATCGTGGTAAATGTTGGCTCGGACGACGGATTCTTCCTTCGAAAAAAAGGTGAGCCACTCGGGGTCTGATAGTTTGACTCGCTTGGATGGCTCCTGCCATGTGTGCCACCTCTCCCCGATAGTAGGCAGTAAGTTCTTTCCCCCACCGAAAACCACATAAAACACCAGCTCAGTAGCGTCAATAGTGACGTTGAATTGTCCATATGCCTCTGCCTGGTGATATGAACTCTCCGCTATATCAGGAACGACTACTTTGTTCAGTGTTTTCTCAAAGAATTCTCTCAGCTCTATGGTGACCAATCCATCTTCATCGGGGATATAGGTTTCGTCTAAAAGTGAGTTACTAAACACCTCCACCGTATCGATGCCTCCACCAGTAGATTCTCCAATGATATTTTCACCATTTAAAAATGTGCCGACCAGACTATCCAGGATTAGGGTGAGGGTGCTATTGTTATAGCTCACCACACTGCCTGTGGCTCCTGATGTGACTCCTGTGATTTCCGCTCCTACCGGCCAGGAGCTCGACCCTCCGGATAAAATAATGACTGCATAGAAATTGCCACCAAGCGTAAATTCTATAGGAACATCTGTCTCCACAATGATGTCAGGGAAATTTCCGGCGAATTCGTATTCAGATGGCTGCTGGATGATGGTCATTGGAACGATCAGTGATTTTCAATACTCTAAACTAGGAGATAGGGCTTATTGGGAAAGGACAAGAGGTGAGGGGTAAGAGATCTAACTCAATGGGTAATCTTGTAAACCCAATGACCCATTTTTTCAATGTTCGTCAGCATCAAACCAGCCCCGGCAATCATAGCGCCTATGATCATCCATGTGGTTCTCTTTATTTTTCCCAATGTGGTAAAGAACTTAACAAACACTTCCACAGATTCCAGTCGTTCATTTACTTCCAGATTGATTTTTTTTTGATGCTCCTGATTGCGTGTGATGGTCTCCAGCTTATCTTTTACATACCCTCTGAATTCATTATCATTCTTTTGCTCGGCGATGAGTCCTGGATATTGATTGAACTCATCACCATTGAGAGCCTGGAGCACCTGATCCATTTTTTTTTCTAATGACTTAGTGTGGTCAAAAAGCTTACCCCAATCTGCGTTTTCCATAGTATAATATCACTTAAAGCGAAAATAAATAGCGTTACCTGATAGGAAAGGACTGGTCAGTTTATAGTCCTCCGGAAGCAGAACCTAAATAGGGTGCTTCTACCAAATGAACCCGTGCTTTCTCAATTTTATTAGCAAAGAGGGTTACTTCTACTTTTTCAATAAAAAAATCCACCCCACTCACATGGTGTCTGGAACTCATATCCAGATTTTTAAGATCCAGTGCTGTGAGTAGGAAAGCGCCGCGAGCCTTGAGTTTTTCAGATTCTATCCAGCTTTTGAATTCTGAATGGTAATTAGTAATGAGGCCATCTGCTCCTTCCCAGTGAAGACTAATATCACCGAGATTGTTGCCATAAGCATCAATATTGTGTGATGAAAGGTAAGGATAGAGGTCTTTGACTGGGGGAGATTCACCGTCTTTGTCAGTCAGTGTGTCCACAAGGCCTCTAAACATCATAACATTTGGGATAGCGGGCCTCTGAAGGCGATCCCCTTCCCACTCTGGCACATACCACCTCCCAAACTTGATGGGGGATCCTGTGTTTTCCCACCAGTATGGATGGATATTTACTGGAAGAGGGGTGACATCAGACACCATGTTGAATCCCGATGAAGGAGTGTTAGGAGCAGCAGCGAAACCGGGATCTAGTACCTCAGTTTCAAACTCGTACTCTGGAGATATACCTCCATAAGATGATCCTTCATCTTCAAATCTATTTCGGAGGTCAAACATCTGATTGGTATTGGTCACCCAAACCTGTTTTTCTTCCCCTTCTGGCACTGTGAGTGCCGCAAGGTCTTCAATATTATCCACCTCAGAAATCCCATAGGGTTTTTCGATAGACTGATATCCCTGATATCCATAGCTATAATCCTCCCCATCCTCCGTCCAGCTGGCAAGGTCTCCCACCAGTTTTTGGGACCAGTCTATTTTTGAGGACTCCTCCATGATGTCGCGGTTGTACTTAAATTCAAACTCATCCGCTTTGATAAACAATGTCATGCAGAACATTTTGAGAATCTGTTTGATAAGTACATTGAAATTCATGGAGGTGGTGAAGCTTTCCAGATTGAGAAACTGTGACGCATCCAACTCACTTGAATCCAGCAATACGCCTCGATAAGCCGACAAAACAACATCACTGAATCTGGGATGATAGGTAGAGGTGATTACCAGCTTGGAAAGTTCCGAAGCTGTGAAAGGATTATTAATCAAGGAGGAATCGAATATTTCACTCACCAGGTACTTCACCGAAAGGAAGGGAAAACAAACGGTATGGGCTTGGAAAGATGGGTAACCAAGCATAAACTCCTCTCGATAGGCGTTCCAAAAGTTGAAATACATAATGGATGTAGCATAGTTGCCATATCCTGTTGGAGTAGGGGAGTTTCCATCAGGAAATTCTACGCCCTTAATCCTGATGGGAGCAAAGCGAGTATCGGAGGAGCCAGTGAGTGTATCATGTACATACTCGCGATAAAGGTATCCGAAATCTCCAGCGAGGTAAAAATTTGGGGTGAACCTGTTACCCACAGATCCAAAGGAGTAGGTGTCCATATCAGCTTCATTGATTGGAGCCTTCATTTCCTCACTAAAGATTGCTCCCCTGATGAAAAACTTGATATCCTGATCAAACTCCGTCATGACAAGAACTCCCTTCAAGAACATTACAGAATCAAAATAGACTCTAATCCCTTCAAATTCCCTGAGCCTGTTTTTGCGGTTGATGCGCTCCGGGTGACCTAGTAATCGGAGATTTCTATCCGTGGGGGGGAGGCTGCTGGAGACGCTGTGAGCTGTGGGAATACGATCCGTGACAAACATTGGGTTTTCAAAAATCAAACTCAACGCTATATCCTTAGGTAGATCCAAGGGTTCTCCAGATATAGTAATCTTCAGCATATGTTTAAAAATTTACGTTATTGTTGATTTCGTCAAGATCTTCCTCGGCTTCAACAAACCCCCCTTTCCCCAGGAGGGAAACGTCGGCTTTGATGCCCTTGCGAAGCTGATTGTAAAGCGCCATTGTTACTGAGGTGTTTTTCCTAATGAGATTCTTAATTTCAGGATCCTGTGGCATCGAGGTAGTGTTGCCAGGCTGTGGAGCATTAGAAAGATGGCCTCCCCTCTCCAACCCGTACATTGATACAGCAGGTCTATCATTTAGTACTTTGGTCAGATTGACCGTACTGATAGTGCCATTTCGCTGTGCGGTATCCAGAATGTCCAACATTGGGCGTACAGTTGGGTTGGCAAAAGCCTCGTTGGATGCTACAAACTCAGTACCATTCTCTCCGGTGATGACGGTAGGAGTGTGCACATATCCCCTCTTACCTGGATCTCTTTTAGCCCGGAACATTCTACGGTCCTGTGATCGGGACACATCGAGATACCCGCCATCCTCTCGTCCTGGTATTTCGGGAAGTGGGGTGGAAGCAATTTTACCAACCTGATATAACCCGAGGCCTGTAACAATGCTTGCTATAATGGCGCTGGCAGGGAATGCATAATCAGCAAAGGCCCGTGCCGCGCCCGCGAAACTGTTGACCAATGCTGAAGCGATAGCAGTCTCCTTATCTCTTTTGGCCTGGTTGTAATCGAATTCAGCCTTTTTCTTATCAAGGTCAGCATCGAGCTTAACTAGTTGACTGTTGTATTTTTTCCGAATGGCTTTTTGACGATCAGCATTACCCTCAGCTCGCTCCAATTCTTTGTCCATCTGATCATTGATGGCCTGCTTACGGGCATCAGTATCTTTTTCGAAGTTTTCAAGCTTACGCTTTTCAGCCTGAGACACATAGTCATTATGCATCTGCCACGCTTCTGTGAGCGCTCTGGTGGCAAAAATTAGTGATTGAATGCCATTTTCTCCTGATGCAATATTATCGAAGAATAGTGCCCAATCGTCCTGTGAAAACCCTAATACATCAGTATCTCCAAAACCAAGCTCCTTTGGGGTTTCTGTCTTCGGCTCTTTCTTAGTAAGTCCGATCTCTGACAGAGATAAACCGATTGATTCCAGCTTTTCTTTCAATAATTGGTATTCCTCGTCAGACAATACATCATCTGAAGTAATGCCTTCCCAACGGCTCGTATCTAGTGTGAACTGTATCAGTGATTGCAGACTCTCCAAATTAGCTTTCACCAAAGCCTCTTCTTCAGAGGTTTGCTGCCTGATAAGCGCCTCTCTTTGATCCTTCGTCCCACTAAAGGCTTTTAATTCCTCGTTTTGTTTGACTTTTAGAGCATTGAGTTCGGACTGAAAAACGCTCTCATATCTGGTGATTTCCGCACTGATGGCGTCAGCATCGATCTTCGCTAAATTGGCTTGATGTGCCGATCTTAACGCTTCCCACACAGAAAACTCCTCGGTGGTCATTTTTGTAATGGCTTTACCATAAAGACCGGCCTCCTTGATCCGCTCTTTGTAAGCGATCCTTTCCTGCTCTACCAGTGACTTTGACTCTAAGAGTACTTTTGCCCGATACTCCTGAATGGCTTTTTGACGTGCTTTCTCTTCATCAGAGAGGTACTTGATTCGCCTGGCCTTTGATTCTTCATCCTCTTTTTCCTCAATTTTAGCTCGCTTGTCAGCTGCTCTCTGTGCTTGACGCTCGACGATTTCATCCAAAGCAACCTGCAGGCTTCCTTCTGCTTTGGCTAATTGTGAGAGCTGAGCCTCTGCATCACTGATCTGATTATTGAGCCTGATGGATTTTCCCCTTCTGGAACCCCATCCATATAATCCGCCACTGTCTTTTGCGAGATCATCCTTTGAACTAGAGATGGTCTGGCGAGCATCCTCCTGTTTCTTATTAATCTCCCTTTTCTTGAGAAGAATCTCATCAATCATTATCTGATCCTGCTTTGCGTCGATATAGTCTCTGACAGCACTGGTAGCAGCCTCGGTATTAATCGTTTCTAAACTCAAAGAACTTAAGTACTCGGGGCTGATCGCTACGAGTTGTTTAATGGCCTCTTTTCTCGCTCCATCAGACAGCTCTTTATTTCGGGCAATTTTCAGAAGAGTGTTAATTTGATTTTGCTCTTCCTTCATACCATCCATAGATTTTTTCTGTACATCATTGAGTAACTCCTGAGTGTCGATGGCTTCCTTAGTTCTCCTGGAATAGAAGTACATGGCAGCAGCCAACCCGGTGAGCAGCGAAACAACCAATCCAATGGGGTTAGCCCTCAACGCTAAATTCCACAACCTGGTGGCGATGGTGGCTGCTTTGGTTGCTATTGTACTGGAGATTACCACCGCTTGATACCCGGCCATTGCAGCAGCCAAAGTGAGAATTATTCGATAATGAATCTTTATGAAATCGAACAATAAGATTAGTACCTCAAGGAAGGATTTGAATAGTTTGGTGCCCTCCATTACTGTAGGGAATAATCGCTCACCTAACTCCACCCAAAGGTTATTGATCTGTTTCTGTACTTTTTCAAGCTCAGCTCCAGCCGTCTGATTTTTGATGTTGAATTCATCGGTAATGGAGGTCCCTTCCTCAAATGCTTTATTGGCTAATAATTGTTGCTTTTTAAGTTCCTCAACGTTGTTAGCGAGTACTCCCATTACATTGGTGGCCCTCACCCCATCTATTCCCAATTCTTTCAGGCGACCTACCATCATGGCCATCCGCTCATCATTTCCCTTCACCCCTTCAAGTAATGTGATGAAAGCCGCGTTAGCATCAGTTTCCAGGAGATTCGAGAAATCAGCAACCTCCATACCTGCCACTTTCGCGAAGGTGGCTGTGTCATCAAACATTTTAGTAATAATCTGGGAAATGGCTGTTCCCGATACTTCTACAGACTGACCGGCCACATCCAACGCGGCGCCCATCCCCATGATATTGGCAATGGAAATTTTAGCTCCGGGGGCTACTCCGGCAAGGCGCTTGGTGAAATCAACGATATACCCTTCATTGGCCTCACTGCTCGCTCCTAATTCGTTAATTGATGATCCAACTTTTAGCAGCGCTTCCTCTACCCCGAATTCATCGGATACATCGAAAATCCCAACAAGTTTTCCCAATGTATTAATACTCTCCTCTATATCTCCACCTAGATCCTCAGTGAGGGCAACAGCTATTTGATCTGTAGCTTTAACAAAACCCAAAAGATTATCAGTGCCTTCTGTTCCGAGTTTTCCAGCAATTCTGAGTAGACCAAGTAAACCCTCTTGTGAGGTCCTGGTATCAATGAAGTTAATGTCCTTCAATTCCTCGTTCATCTCAAGAACTTCGGATTTTGCCAGACCGGTGGTTTTCTGAACGTCGGCAATCTTATCATCAAACTTTGTAAACTCATCAGTAGCTCTTCGGATACCAAAGGCTAGGGCTGCAAATGTGGCAACACCAGCGGCTATCGATCCATACATTCTGTTTAATGTAGATGTGAGCCCTTGGAGGGTAATCGATGTGGCCTTAGCGCGAGCCTGGAGCTCTCCATATCTGGCTTTTACTACTTGCAGCCTAGCAGCATGCTTTTGCCATTCCTTATTTAGTGGATCCGTGGCTAGTCTTCTAAGCCTGGTCATCTCAGCTCGCAAGTCTCGCATGGACATCCTGTTTATATCCATGTTTTTGCGCATGTGTTCTAGCTCAGCAGAGGCCTGATCCATAGCGGTTTTCTTAGCATTTATTTCCGCAGTGAGCTCCCTGTACCCTTGACTATCTTTCTTCCCCTCTGCTCGTAGTTTCTTTTGTGCGGATTCCAAATACTCCACTTCTTTGGATAAATCACGGTAAGCACGATCAAGTTTATTCACCTCAGCGCGAGCCTTGTCGCCCTTCACAATCATGTTCAGTAGGAGGTTTTCTTCGGTTACTGTTTTAGCCATCAGTTTGAAATTTTGAGGTCTCGTTTTATTCCTTCAATCAGATCTTCTGTCAGCTCGTACATAAGCCGGTCTCCAATCGAATAGAAGTGCCCAAACACATATTTGTTGTGGATTGAATATTGGCGATTTCGGATGTTACCATTCTTAGATCGGACTTTCCTTTTCATGTCCAGAAAGCGTTGATAAATCTTGAATTTGATGGTGAGTACACCGTCCAGGTCTGCTCCCTGCTTCACAGTAAATTGCCTCCCATTAAACAAGTTGCCAGTGTGGAAGTGCAGGAGTCTTTTCATTTGCAACCCCTGGTTTTTTTCCATCCTATTAGCCTCATCCTCAAGTACCCTCCTGATAAACTCCTTCTGAATAATACTCATCTCTTGTAATATTATAAGCTAAACTATCCAGGAGATCAGGGTGTGAAAGGACAAGAGCTAATCATATATCACCAAACCAACCTCTTTTGCAATTGCACATACAAAAGAGGGCGGAACGGGCTTCCGCGGTAGTGTGAAAAAAGCGAAGGGACGGCAAAAGACTGCATATATCTGACAGTCAATTGGATATATCGTAAAAATTCGGGAAGAAGTGGTGTAAAACGGGTGATAAGTGCTAGAATATGGCCGAAATGGGGTGCCTAGCAACTAAGAACCCGCACCCAAAGGGTGCGGGTTCAACCCAACCTGAAAAAAACACCTAACCACTATTCTTTATCTGAGGAGTATCATGATGATGGTCATAAGAAGGAGGAAAAGTATGAAACCGAACTTCTCATTGAGGTTTATCTGGCGAATGCCGGAAATCCCTTTTTCTTTTATGAGATAGAAGGCTTTCTCCCTGGTGAAACCACCGCGAAGGACTCTCCACTTACCTTTGGAACGTGGAGTCTGGATGTGGTACTTGCCAATCTCATCTACCACAATGCGATATCGCAAGCCAGAATGATCATGGCCAGTAGTAACCTCTGTCATCATGGCTCCAACTGGGTGAAAAATGAATACCAGTTATTTAGTGTGGCGTAAGCGGTCTTGAACTGAATACAGTTGTCTGCATGGAGGTATAGCACGAGTGCGGACTTGACTGACTGGAGGATGCTCAGAACCTGTGGGAGTGTCCAGTGCTCAAAGACACTGGAAATGGGGAGCACATTTAAGGACTGGGTGCCACGGGTGAGTATCATTGTGACAGGACCTGTGGGATTGATGATCTTGCCGGTAAGGGTCTGGAGGACATCTAAAAAAGCGATGGTCTCATCATGATCAAAGGAGTCTTCTACGCTGATGTTTTTCTGATAGTAATCACGGCCCTCCTCATAGTAATCTATGAGGTGCTGGAGCCTGGTAGCTACCTTGATGACGGGATCTGAATCTTCGAGGAGTTCGAAGATGGCGAGGTGTGTGTTTAAGTTTTTCATAATAGCGATTTTTCATGGAGTGATAATACAGACTTTACTTTCTGATGTAGAGTGGAGTCAAATCCGATGTAGTTTGTGGGGTTTGGTGAGATATATTCATCGATTTCTGATAGTACTTCTATGGATTGCTTGATCCAGTCCTTAAACTGGAGTGAATCTTCTGAGGGATCACAAGCATTACTAAGTAACACTTGATATCCGAAATGGACACGGAAGAATCCGGAGAGCAGGTGATCGTATGAAAGGCGCAAGAAATCATCAATATCAAATTCTCCTTTGTCGTTGAATGCAGAACTGATTTGTTCCATTTCAGAATCCTTAAAAAGATCAGTGAAATCATGAAGGTTTTCACAGGCAGCTTGATAGTAGGCTTCCATTACCTCATAGAAGAGTCTCATTTTATCCAAGTCATCCTGACTTGCTTTTGCCATTTTCATTTGTTTCGAGGTTTACCGTTTGTGGAAATAACTTTAAAAGTGATGGCCCATACCGAACCATGGGTGTACTAAATAGGATGGGACGTTCTTTCATGACTGTATTGATTTAGCTATATCATTGATTAGGGTTTTACCTGCAGGAGATCCTACACCTTCTTTCGCTATTTGCTCAATCACCTCCCGATCAAATGTTCCGAAACATTTCCTGAGGAGCACCAATTCTGCGCTGTCCATGTCAAGCGATTCGTCTGATTCTTGAGAATTATCTGCTAAATAAAACTCACCAGTCCGCTGTAGTTCAACCAGGCCATGCATGAGCCGCTTCACTTCTACTTCAAAATCGCTTAAAGTCATTAAGCAGTTACTCGCTCCAGAAGGATCACTTCCTTCACTTTGAATCCAGGTGAGCTTCATTTCTCTTCGGTCTTTCACTTCTATGATTTTAAGAAGTGCATTGTATGCAGTTTGGTATTGGCGTTCAGTGAATGGTTTCATGATTTTACAGTTTCTGTTGGCTTTATAATGACGGGTAATTCGCTATACATATGAGCAAAGGGCCCAAGGTTCTTTTTCTTGTAATGCACCGGTATACACGCTCTACAGGAGAGCTCTCCGGTATCGGCATCCTTGAAGCCAAACCATAGTAAAGGGTTAGAGGGATGGGTGCCGGGATCTTTGCCACAGTGGACACAGGTCATGATGTTTTTGGGTTTGGTGATAGAACTACGCAAAAAAAGTTGGTGTCATTTCTCATGGCTTCTATGTATGGGAAATGATCACCCACTTGATTTAAGACTTTGGTTTGGATAGAGCAATAGGTCTTTGCATTGTCCAGGCCGTGGCCGGTCATTAGGAGAGTGAAAACGGTATTGGCATGGCAAATCTGGACATGTCCGAAATGGGAGAGTTCCATGGTGAGGTCAGTGAGGTCCATTGTTGTTTGTTTTTGTGAGTTGGTTAACTGGATATTCTAATCCGGAACTTACTATGGTTTTTTGCGCACGATTGATGGCCGTGTTTATGTCATCTTTTGATGGATCAAACTTCAGGAATGATTCTAAGGCATCATCATATGTACCTTGAATTTCACTGAGAGACCCAATCTTGAATCCACTGTCTAAGTGGGAGACACACTGCCCTTTTTCAGTGCTGTGAACAAAGCATCTAAAGTGTGGAAAATTGGGATGTGCCGGAAGTAGTCGTCCGGGCTGAGGAAAGGTATCAGCATTCTTCTTTTTGTCAGGGTCTGATACAATGAAAAAGGTCTGTGATTTGGATGTGTCATCATAGATTGAACAGGTGATCAATTTCACATACTGCTTATAATCAATGGTCTGGTAGTATATGATTTCTTGCTCTATTTCAGTCCTCTGCTCTTCTAAGAGAGCAATTTGATCTTTGCAGAATTCCGTAAATCGTTTTTTCTGAGCTTTATTCATTGGTCAGGCGGTTTTTAGTTTGAATGTGTCTTTTCGTAAGGGGTCTGGATGATTATGGACATACCCCATGGTTAACATCTGATCAATATGGTCTGGTGATACATTTACAAAGGATTGTTCCAAATTGTGACCACAGCATGAACCGTATGTGATGATACCCATATCCCAGAGCTGACAGATTTCATCGTAAATGCAAGGGTCAATGGACACCTTGCTACTGAGACCTTGCTTGAGTCTACTGTCTCTGTATTGATGCATGTGTGGAGGAATATCTACGGTGATCTGCTGGGCGTAGCATTCTTCACTTTGCGGAATGATATTTACACAAGAGCAGGCCATTTGTCAGGAAGTTTTTCGGGCCTCGTTGACCATCTCGCTTAATCGTCGATTATATATGTCCTTAATTGCCTCCAGAAGGTCATCGGTGTCCTCAGCATAGACATAGTGATAGGAGCACACGCCTAGTTTTACTGTCCAAGACTGTGGTTCTCCATCATCGCCGAAAAAAACATTAGAAATGTGAGGGATGTGCACTTCAGCAATGAATCCAAATAAGCCGAACTCATCCATGACTGCTTTCCAATCCCCTCCATAGCCCGTTGCAAATTTTACCCGGTGATTATTGGTGTCCTCTACCCATGGGATGATTTGGACATACTGTTCAAAATCAATCTCATCAAGGAAACTATGAAGATCCCTGTTATCTGTTGAGAGAGCTATCCAGAAAAGCCTATCTATTGACAGACATCCTAATTGCTCTATTTCTGCTAAAACGTCTTCGTTTGTCATTTTGTGGAATGGTTAGTTTTGGTTTGGACTGTAAGAATGAGGAGTGCTGTTCAGGGCCTTTTGACGTGCGATTTCATACTCCAGGTAATTTTCATAGATACCAATGGTCTGGATTTTGATTGTGACTCCATTGGGTGGTAAGAACCATGAACTGACATCATAATGAATGTGGAGATCCTTTCCACCCATCTTTTTTAGCAAAGCAAAGTGCCGGGACTCTTCACAGAAATCCTTGATGCTTTTGTTTTCAAGGAGGTTCTTTCGGGTATGCTCGGGTATCTGATGATTTTTAGTAATGAGTGACCCCAACTGCTGAAGCATCTGATCTTGGGTGATTTCTTTTCGGTTGAATTCGTGCATGGTGTTAGTCAGCCTGATTTTATGAATGCCCTATTCGATTTATCTGGATAAGTTTTTCTCTGGTATTGGGGATAAGAAAGGCTACTTCCTTCTGTAGGCGATCCTTTGTCTGTATACCAAAGCGTAAGAGAAATTTCCGTGCTTTTGCAGCGCTCTTCTTACGGGCAATAATTTCCTCAGGACGGTGAATTGCGCCTGAAAGCAGCTGTGGAGCATCTAAGTGTTTGATGATATAGGTGTATCGCATTGTTTAATTTTTATAAAGTTCTTTGAGGAAGTTGAGCTGAGTTCTGGAAATGACTGAGCGCTGAGCAACTAACTGGCTCTTTTGTTTCTTGAGCCGGTTCAGCTGCTGATAGGTGTCCATCTCCATCAGCTCATTATTATACTTCTCAATTTCAGTGTCCACCCGAGCTGTTTCGTTTAGATTGGCCTCCAGCTCATGGTAGTAGCTGAACAGAATATGGTCTATGGTGGAGTATACCCAAACTTCAAACTCCGGACTTAACCATGCGGCAAACTTGAGTGCCAGAAGGCGATGGAAATAAGTCCGTGATCCGCTTCTTGATTTTATAATATCGGCATCCGCCAAACTATCAAAGCTCCCACCATATGGTGTGAGCTTTAATGCTTCAATGAAGGCTTGAGCGTGATCAGATTTCAAGAACACGTCTACGCGTTTTCCAAATAGTTTAGCCATCTCTGTGGCATTGACCATAATGGAACTGGAAGACTGTAGGAAATCTATTTCTGTTTCCTGATAGGTGAATTTGAGTATCGTTTCCTGATTCATGATGTTTGTAGGTATCTAAAGTATTACTTTGATACAAACATATATAATAGATATATACATATCAAAATAATTATATTAAAAGTTTACATTTGTATCAAAGACATATAAAATATTGGTGGCATGGCAAAGATTCAATTGGATGTTCCTTCGGAACTCCACGCAGAAGTAAAAAGACTTCAGATAGAAAGAGAACTTGAAAACGACCGGAAGGAAAATCTTAAAGACTTGTATTATGAAGTGGTTCGCGCTGGAGTTGAAAAGCTTAAAGCAGAGAGGAAAGTATAAATTCATTTACCTTACATGTAAAATATATTTTACAATCATAACGAAAACAACCTAGTAAAAATAACAAAGTGTCAAATATATTAGGCATACAGCAAAGAATTTTGACGTTCCTGGCAGAAACAGGTCTTAGTGATCGGGAAATAGCTCGGCAAATAGGTGTAAGCCATAGCATATTTGGCACACTCAGAAAAGGATCTGTAATGGGAGTGGATAAGGTGGAGAAAATACTAATGGCTTTCCCTGAGGTTAACAGAAGATGGCTAATGGATGGAGTTGGCCCCATGACCAGTGATGAAAAGAAGTGGAGTCGGGCGGAGTTTTATGACCTGATGAAGCGGATCCGGGAGAGTCTAAAGGATAACGACTCACTGGATGCGGTGGAGCGGGCAATTTCCCTGGTGAACCACCTGGAAGATGAGAATGCTGAGATGAAGGCCGAGCTGATGAACTTACTGAGAGGGGAATAATTCGGTAAACCCCTACTTATACCCACCCTTGCGCCAATTGGTAAAGCGTATCACCAGCCAAAGCCCACCAACAAAGATGAGGACTGACAATATCACCTCGTACCACTCTGGAGCATAATCATTCATCACCTACGGCACTCAAGTTGGAATCAATTATCACTTCAAGAACATCTTTCCATTTATTGATTTCCTCTAAAGCTTTGACTAAATCCTTCCCGTCTACATTGTCAATAGGTGACGTGCCCTTGCTCTGATCGTATGATTCGAAAAAAGTGAGGGTAAAAGAAGGGTTATCAAGATCTCGAAAAAACAGCTTGAGGTGGAGTTTTTTAATTTTGATTTTCTTTTTTTGTGCGGCACTCATTCCCCCTAACAACAATCCAGCGCCACCGGCAAATAAAGCTCCAACAGCAGCACGACCAATAGTGCTTGCTGTCGATTTGGAGTAGGATGTTTCTCCATCCTGAATGATTTCACACTTGATCAAACTTGTGTAAGGATAAACTAGCGGGATGCTCTCCAGATAACAGACGGCCAACTTTCGGTAATCATGACTCGCTGCAATAAACCCTGATAATGGATTGATATGATGAATGCTAACGTCAAAGTGTTCAAGGCTATCCAATGCCGCCTGAAGAGAAGTCTTTCCAAGCTTAATCTTGAGATCCTTGTTCATTTTTACCTTAGCTACTACCACTATTAGCAGTACTCCAATAACGATAATGACTATTAAGGATGTTTCCATGTTGATTTTAGGATGAATACTTAGAACGGATACGAGACAGCTTGGACTCGATGGACTGCTTATACCTGGAAGCTTTGACAAATTTAACAGAGAGAAAATAAATAACGGATCCGCTGATGATGGAAATGGTGCCTAAGATGAGCCAATAGGTAATGATGTCATCCGTTTCTTTGGCTTTGATCTCCTTTTGCATATGATTAATCTCCTCTAAATAGGTGGTTTCCATTTCCTGAGCTCTGGCAGCCTGCTCTGCCTGGGTGATCTGAGTAACCCGTGCCAGCAATGCGCTCATGTCTGGGTGACCAATGGCAATACTGTCTAAAAGGCTATAACTACGGATGAGCTCGGGGGTATTGTGCAAGACAAGCGGTAAGTGTAGATCCTGGATGATTTGATCAGGGGAATACTGCCGAACATTTATCTGAATGGACTGATGCAACAATGAGTCTGCAGTGTGAATGTCTCCGGAGAGGAATGCCAGCTCAGCGAGGTTGTTGAGGGTGGGGATGATGGCCTGATGTGCCGGAAGCGTAACGCCAATATCCATGGTCCGGCTGAGCCAATGAGAAGCCGTATCCAACTGGCGGCGAGTAAGGGCCATGTGACCGAGGTTATTTCTGACATAGAACGTGTGAAATGGCGCCGATGAGTAGGATAGAGCCCTGTGAAAATGAAGGGTGGCGCTATCGTAATAATGCGGCAAATGCTGATCAGTGGCAAGATGCTGATATACGCGTCCTATTTCATTGTGTGTATGACTGATGAGCGTAGTATCTGAGAGGTCTCCATGTAGGCGGGTGAGAGAGAGTACACGAATGAAAAACATAATGGCTTGATCGTACTGCCTGAGATGCGCGTGAGTGATGCCCATGTCGTAATGTAGGGAGGACAGAATCTTATAACTGTGGGAAGTAGCCTGGCAGGGATGATCATCTGGATGGCATGAAAGTGCTGCGAGAGCACGCTGATAATCCTTGAGCGCGAGATGATAGAGGCCAAAGTTTAATTTGGCACGACCAGACTGCTCCATGAGTGCGGCAACATCTGAGGGTCGATCCAGGCGCTGATAGATGAGCGCTGCCTGATGATAATGTGTCACTGCCAGCGACAGGTTATCGGATATTTCATAGAGATAACCGAGCATCCAGTATGCCCGTCCAAGCTGGAGCCTGGATCCTGATGAAATAGCAATGCGCGAGGCCTGCTCTGCGAGACTGATGGCTGAAGGGGTGTTTACTGTGATTTGCTGCCTGGCGCTGGCAATGGTTTTTTCAAAATCACTATCATTTGATAGTGCATAAAACGCCTGAAAGCAAACGACAATAAGAATGGCGGAAAATCTTATAATCATTTGATAGTATAGGGACTCTTGTGTAGTGGAATAATAGCAAAAAAACCGCGATTAGACGCGGTTTTGATGCATTTATTTTTACGAGTACCCCTTTGAGTGGATTATCCACCGCCACAATCCGGGCATGTACCACCACCTGAACCCCCGCCAGTATCTCCTCCTGAAGGAGCGGTGGTTTGGGGTGGAGATACCTGAAGATCGGTGATATCATCCTGACAACTGAATAGGAAGCCTGATGCACAGAGCATGATGGCGATGATGATGGATTTACGAATGGTGTTTTTCATAACTGTGGTTTTTTGATGAAAGGTATGAATGAATATTGTGAATAGCGATGAGTATTGAGATGAGTTATGAACGAGTTTTGAACAATCAGAATACGAATGTGATGGACCATCCGAGGAAGCCGCCGAAAATGTTGTACTCTGGAGTGATGGTGATGCTAGTGGTGACGAGCCTAAAGAAGATGCTGCATCCGTTATCTTCCTGCTCTGAGAGGATGTACTCACGGATGGCTAAGGCCGCCTGCTGAGTGTCTGCAAAATCTGCGAGCTCCCGGCTTTCGGGAGCGGAGGTGTCGTGCTTTTTGACCACAAAAAATAGGGCGGTCTGTTTCTCCGAACGAATACCAGGCCTGCCATCTGTGTCGCTGGACGGGATAACCCCCACCAGGATGATCTTTTGCTTGTCGGCGAGTTTTCTGGTGGCCTGATTGTCTTCAGCCACGATGACGTGGCCTGACAGCTGAGGAATGCTGTCTACGAGGGTTTGGCAAAGAGCTTCGAGCTCGGGAATGGAGAGCATAGGCATATCATGAAGTATGCCAGTGAAGATAGTGGGTGAATGGAAAAAGGAAAGGACTAAAGGAATCTTGTGGGGTTATTTATTCAATGAGGAAGAATCGGGCGAGAGTTATAGGTGCCGATGAGCTGATTGGTCTCAATATTGATCACTTCTACGATAGTGCCCTGAGGCTTCTTGAGTTTGAGCCGGAAGTACAAGTATGCATTTTTGATGAAGGCAGATTTCTTTTCTGTGGTATGGCCGGTGATCTCCTCAAAGACAAAGAGTTTGTTTCCATCTATCCTGATGACACCTTTCTCTATCAGGGAATTGATGCCAGTAATGATGGTATGGGAAAAGGCAACCTGCCTGAATACTCTGCTCTTCTTATTCTTTTGCATGATGATAAAGTTAAAGAAAATATGAGATTTGGTACCCCTCTTTACTTGCCTTTGGTGGCATACTTGCGTTTGAGGGCCTGGTTTCGCTGGTGCTGATCGTATAGATACAGTAGCACATCGAAGAGGGCAACTTTATCTGTCTGGTCGGCATTGCCGAAGAGTCCCTCCTGAGCGATGCTGTAAAGAATGGAGGCCCATCCGCCCTGAGATTTAGGAGCGGGTGATGTGTGGACTTCACCCTCTGGAGGTTTCGGAAATAGAGCCCTGAGACTGACTGCTCTACCACCAATGATGAGCTCCTGCTCCTGAATGTATCTGACACAAAAGGTGAACCACAATAATATGATGGTGCGATGAGCTGGAGACATGTAGCGAACGAGAGGCGCGTTTTTTGATATAAGACTTCTATTGAAGGGTTCGCGGCAATGGCCGTCAAATGTCTCTGACTTTGAAATTTTTGAAAAGTTCGCTCTCTGCGGACGATAAAGGCAAGCAATGAACCTGTCCATCTGAAGGGAGACCTGCACGGGGTCTTCGCCGCTATGATGCAATGCGAAGTATTCATCTAACTCCTCCAGAGCGGCGCGAAACTCACCGAATGAAATGTCTGAAAGGAGACTGGCCGGGCCAATGACTTTGTGATACTTGAAACCAAAGCGCCGGGATCTAACTCTGATAACCGGGAAGTGATTGATAATGGTGGCGTAATTGAGCGTGGCAGAGGTGTCATCTTTAGGTGAAAACATCCAGGATGTAAGCTGATCTGATAGAGTGGAGATGTGCGCGTTTTTTTCTTCTACCATATATGCAGGCATGACACGCTCCCAAACAAACGTGCGCCAACCCCGACGAATACCGGCAATTGTAAAGAACAATGGAATAGTGGAAGTGGCGTCCTGAAGGTGGTGTGTGACACAAGTGAAAATCTGTGCTGGTGTGAGTTCATCCCACGCGGACGGCACAGGAATAGTGATCTGCTGGTCATCTGTGAGGTGTATCATATTTTATCAGTAATGGCGTCGGTATGGTTGATTTCTGTGATAGACGATACATGAGGGACAAAACTAGTGGGGAGTTTTTTGAACACCGCCTTAGGATCTCTGTCATAGGTGATGAGACGGGAATTGAAATTGGTTTTGGTTTGCACCTCGAAATCGTGCTGATCTGCGACGATGCCCCCAAACTTGGAACCGGCGATGACAACCCGGAGACCGAGTGTGTACATCTCCAGCGCACACCTACCCACCCCTATGCCGTACTTATACTGAGCTATCCGAGCCCATGCCTCGGTTTGGGAGAGCGGGGTGGTTCGATTGAACAATCCCCGGCTGATGGTGTCCAACTGCAAGCCGGCCTGTCTAACATACCCCGCCAAAGATGTGTAGAGCTTGCTTTTGTCGTGATAGATATTGCCGAACCAAATCACGCGATCTGTATACACTGGAGCCTGGGACAGCTCCAGAAGAGGGGCGGTGTTGATACTCATAGGAACAAAGAAGGCCCTGAACCCGGCAGCATTGATCTGATCTACATAGGATCTATATGCTGACAGGAAAACCCATTGGGTGGATTTGAGCCTTTTGTGATGCGTGAACCCAGCGACGATTTTTTGAATGTATCCAATTGGGTTTTCGTATGGGAAGGTATGGAGATACTGAATGGCGAGATCTACTCTTGTAGCCTTAATATCGCGCTGATTTACTTGTGATAGTAAAGGGCACGTACTAATGACGATATTGCGAGGATCTCCCCGAAAGAATTCTTCCCAATGCAACTGCTGAGATGTGATGATATCTTCAGAATAAGTGGCGGCACCGTTTTCTATCTTTTTGCGGGCCTGCCATGAGGGTAATTGGTGAGTGATGAACTGGATCATGAGCTAAGTGACTATCTGAGTAAGAATGACATCCTGAGGTATGGTGAGGCGCTTGAGTGCCAACCGGAAGTTTTGCTCAGCAAGATCCGGATCATAGACCAACCCGGAATCAGACATGAGGTGATAATGAAACCCATCGTAGCATGGTGCATCCTCATACACCACCGGTATGGCTCCACACAGAATAGCTTCGAAAAACCGATAGGTCCAGACGAATGATCCGTTTGGGCAGAGCACAAATTTGGATTTGGACATGAGGGTGTAGTATCTCTGATCCCAGGCACCACCGGTAGGAGTGCGCCCATTGTGGCTATTCTCAATGAGTACCTTTCCTATATTAGGGTGGGAAGCCTGCCAGTGTGTGAGTGTGGCTGCTCTGTGGGCACTGATTTTGCCCATAAAAAAATAATCTACCACGCGGGTGGCTTGCCACAGAGAGCGGCAACGAGCGATAACGGCTGGAGAATAGAGCAACGGAACCTTGATGGACCCAACTCTGATGAAAGGTTCTTTGTGAAGGTACTCCACGTTGGCAGGTAAAGATCCTTTGGGATCCAGGGTGTAGGAAACAGGAAAGAACCTGCTGAGATGATCATATATAGGTTTGCGATGGCGGTCGATGACAATGGTAAGTCCAGCCTCCATGAGTGCCTGGTTCATACGGACACACTGGATGAACCGCTCGGGGAACGGAAGGTGAAAGGTGGTGATCATGATCGGAAGTATTTGTTGGTTTCGGAGTTTGTGGGGAGAAACTGATATTCGGTAGCCTCCGGATCTGATGCCTGGATGAGCTTCTTGATATCATCCAAGGCATACTCAACCTCCGATAGAAGAGGAGCACAATACTCATCTATGGCCTTGGACTGAGGAACCTGAGAGCTTTTGCGCGACTGGAACTGGCTCTGAAATTGCTGAACAACACCATACGGCAACACTGATAAACTGAGCCTCCTGGCGGCAATGGTCATGGTGAAAAGTGGAATGACCTTCTGAATCAATGCAATGAGTTCGTCGTAATACTCTGAGGACTCACTACCTGGTAGTCCGCTGGAGAGAGATGAGGATCCTTCATCTATGGTCTGGAAGTTGGTCCAGTAGGTGAGCAGGGCCTGATAGAGCTCTGATCCGATTGCTTTTTTGATGATTCTGGTCTGGACCTCCAAATTGAAAGCCAGGACGGTATAAAAAAAACGTGGACTCTGATCTATGGGATAGGTAGCCTGGAAAATGGCAGTGGTGTTGACAAATAGTTGTCTGGTGGCTATACGCTGCGCACTGTCTATCCACTGAGTGATGGACTTGTCTTCCAGCCAAACCAATAGCCGGTCGATGGTGCCGTGAATCTTGCGGAGCTGAGCCAGGTCATCACGATCGATCATCCACTCCCAAGGCATTTTCTCGTTTTGATCGTTGATTTTGACCTTTCGGCCAGTGTCTTCATGGGAGACCATGTTTGACTGATAGTAATTGTGTGTGGCCAGGAAAGCTATAGGTACTTGCAGATAGTGCACCAGCTCACCATCGATGGTGTCTTCTGAGCCTGATCCGGAGGCTGATGAGCCGCTGGTGAATGGGATATATGCGTCTGAATGGTAGTAAGCCAAAGCGCGGTTCATCACCTCAGCGCCTACGATCTTGACGACCTCTTCTTGGGCGAGTATCCAGTCGGTCTGGAGTCTCTCGAAGCTGTTGTTGGCGTAATAGTTTCCGGTGAGGAGTCTGACCTCATCAGCGGCTGCCTGATAGTCTGATGTGCGGTTTATGAGAAGGAGCATAGTCGATTTTAATTAAGTGGTGGGTTGAGATTCTTTGACCCTATTGGATGGTGATACCTGTGACTCTTTCATCACCTCAGGGTGGTAGAAACCCATGAAGATGTTGCTTTTGTCCGGGAAGTTGGCTCTTATGGCCTGATTGATCGGCTCAAAGATGACTTCCTCGGGGATGGTGGTATCACTGGCCATATATAATTTATATGCATAGAGGATTTCACTACCGGAGGCTAGTTTGCCATCAACGATGATGTTGGAGAGTGAGGGGTGTACACCCACGGTGGATGTGATGGCGGAGTCTGCCTGATCGGAAATTTTCAGCTGTGTCTCCACATAGTCCTTGAATTTTTGATCAATAGCAGAGACTTTCCATTCGCACAGGTTATTGTTTTCGTCATAGAATGTCACAGTTGACAGGAACTTCCCCGTATTCTTTTTGCTCGTGAGCGTTTTGGCCATTTTGGCCAGGAGTTCGTCCTGGAGTTCGTCCACCTTTTTATTTATAGACGCCTCAGTAGCCAAAGGATACTGCTTTTTGAGCAGCTCTTTTTTTTCCTCCCAGTACCCTGCTGGGGCCTGGATATGATGAGCTGATGAAATTCCATTTTCGCCGAGGTATTTCAGTACATCGGCAATATCGTTGGATCTGGCAATCCACTTGCGACCACCATAAAATGCGGGTTTTGGGTAGAACTGCATGCCGAGGCTGTATTTATTGTGATATCCAATACTCACACGGTGGCGAAAGGGATCAGACGGAGAATATACAGGATAGGTATAAATACCTGTCTGGAAGCAGTCGTTGGTGAAATCTCCGGTATAAATAAACCGCACAGACTCCAGCCTCTTTGGTCCTGTCTCTGGCCAGGCGAGACGTGCATCTGTGCCGGGCACAACCTCTATGCTCTTGATCTGAGGAGACCTATTGATCCGAGCGCCCCTGTTGAGGTATCTTTTGGCAAAAACACCCTTCATGTGTTTGAACTCAATCATGGCCATGTCTATGTACCGCTTGTGGTCCCATTGGTCTAACCAAGCCTGGATGGTCTTATCCTCCAAGTACTCCCGGGTAATCTGTCCGTCTTTGTAGACGATTTTATACAGGAAAGCACCGGCACCATAGAGCAGTCCCGCTTCACGCTGAATGAGTGATGACACCAGGTGATTGTCATCGATGAGGTCTCTCATTACATCCGGGAGGTTATTATTGACTCCATAGGGCACTACTTTTTTGCCCATGACAATGGTGGCATCACGCTCCCAGTCGGCTTTGGACATGGCGTCCATGTAGGTGTCATAGGATGAATCGTATAGTGCCTCTGTGACGGCAAACACCCCGACTGGGGTATGAATTATTCCTTTTGGTGCTTTGACTGTTTCCATGGTATGAAATTAGGATTTGTGTAAAAAAGAGAAAGGACGGGTTTAGGACATCTCTACTTTTTGACCATTGAACTCCATGAGCGTACATTGATAGAACCGGCGGCTTTCGTGCTGAGTGAGGTCGTAGTAAGGTTCTATGATTTCGGAGTTTTCGAACTGGACGATTTTGGAACGGCGTGTGAGCCATGCACGTGGCACCTCAACAATCCCCTCTGTGGATTGAGTGGATCTATTGTAACTCATAAACTTGAAGGAGAAAGGCTGCTTCTGCTTGGAGAGTTTTCGCATTTCGTTGAGTGCCTGATATATGTCCATGATTTTGAGAGTTATATGACGGATGTCGTGCCCGTGTATGGTTTTTTGCCTCCAGAAACGAGGATGCGCCATGTCTTCCTCATCATGAGGTACTTGAAACTATCCGATGGGTTAGTAGACTCTAAGGGAAGCCTATGAACAGGGAGCTGCTCTGAGCTCTTGTCTTTAGCTATTTTTCCTTTCCTGTTTACCCGGGTTCGGGCGTTTTCCAGGCTACACATGACAGGCTTACATCTGTGCTTATCAATGAGGACTTTTGGCAGGCCTTTTCTGCTTTCACTGAAAAGCTCCTGCATGAAGTTGTATTCCAGATCCTGGTCAATATTGCCCTGTCCCTCTGACATTAGGATAACTTTCCAGCCAGTGGGCTTGCCATTACCATCCCTTTCGATGTCTTTTTTTAGCTGGTTAGCCAGATCCTGCCCTTGTTTGGCGTAGTTGTTGGCAGCACGGTCGTAATAGAGGTTGAGGATTTTTTCCCTATGTGGTTTGTAGAATGCGATAAACTTATCTGCCCACTGGCGTGTCCACTCCGGAGAGAGCGCATATATAAAATTGGTAACCCGATAATGAGCTCCACGCATCTGAGCCAGACTGAGGCTCATCATGTTGCCAAAGTCGGCACCACCATCAATGGCCTTAGTGAGGTCGTGATATTTGAGGATGCGACAATCCTCCTGATCAGAAAGGCCAAACTTATCTGCCCACATATCGTTGGTGCCATCCTCGTAAAAGTGCCGAGGCTCTATATTGGCGTAAAACAAATCACCAGACTCCAGCCGAGGTTTCATGCTCAGAATGGCCGTCTTATTGTCGCTGAAATCTGACTCGAAGGCATCTTTGAACCAAGCAGGCGTAAGGATATCGGCGTTGACAAAGCTGGATGCGATATAGAAGAATGTGTGGCTATCCGGCAATAGTCTGAGGGAAGTCCAACGCTCCTTCCAGCGCTGCCATGTGCGGTGTTTTTTGACTTTGGTTTCGCGAAGCTCGACGCTTTTGGTGCTGGATGCTTCCAGCTCTTCACAAGCCACAAGGTATTCCTGCAAAGACTCGTTCACCACAAAGGCGGTTTTGAGGATGAGCATGATCATCCTGGTGCTCATCTTTTTGCCTTGTTTGAGAATCCAATCGTACTGGCCGATCTTGGTGGTGTCTGGCATATCGGTGGTCATGGTGTGGCCACGGTAGAACACGGAGTTTCCATACTTGACTCGATACCCTCTGACCGCTTTGAGCAGATTGGAAATGCGATCCTCGCGGAAATACTTAACCTCATCCCCAAATACGTGTACATAGTTTCGACCGGCGAGAGAAGCGGGTCTATCCAGAGAAGCGAAAGTAATGTTGAGACCGGTGAAGAATATGATGGTGTGCTTATACCCTGCGAACTGATTATAAGGTTTCCAGAAGTGTTCGCGAATACCTGGTGAGAGGTCTGCTTTCTCCGCTTCAGTGAACACCGGAGGAGCTTTCTCTTTGACATAGTGAACCCCCTCATAGAATCCTTTGAGGGCTAAGCCTTCCATGACCGTAGGCAGGACGTTTTGCTGGAGGTTTGTGTATGAGTCTGATACCCAACACACCGGGGCTCCGGGCATATCGAACATCATTTCGATAAGGCGCTCCACCTGGAAATCGGTGGTTTTGGATGATCCACGACCGGCGATGACGTAGAAAAACCGTGGCATGATCATCATGCACATCTGCGAAAGCCAATTTGCAAAAGTTGGCTTTACGTTTTGGCTATCAATGCTTACTTTCTTCCTCCAGGCCATTGAGTGTGTCTTCAATATTGAAAGGTGCCATGAGTGCATCCTGTGTTAATCTCATTTTGTCACGTTCGGGGATTTCGAGCGCTTCAATTTGCTCTGCGAGCTCCTGACGGTTGATGAGAGGCAATCCAATGTGTGTGGTGTCCAGGGAATAAACCCTAACTGGCTTCATGTATACATCGGCAGGGAGCTTCTCGATATCTGGCCGGTCCAGCTCCTGGAGTTTGGCGGCTTTCATGATCAGGTTTCCGTATACATCCAGGTCTTTAGATGACCGGGCCATGTCACGCGCGAGAATGGCCGCTTCCTCCAGCTGGTCTGCCTTGAGGTTTCGAAGGGCCTTCTTTTCGATATTTCGATCGGTATAGAAGAGGTTGATTGCCTCATCGTGCATTTCCGAGGCACGCGTATACTTGAGATTGAAAGGAGGGCCGGTGAAAAACCTGATGGTGTTTCGACGACCATATTTACGAGTCATGGAATTGAACAGGGTGAGTGCCTCAATGTATATGGCTTCCTCTGCAGAGAGTTTATTGATAGATCCTGACTCGATGTAATCTTTGAGTTTTTCGAATGATTCCCGGCCTGACCGGGAGTCCTCAAAGCCTCCGAAGATGTCAATTTTGGAAATATCCCACGACCTATTTCGACGGATCTCATGAAGTCTTTTGGAGGCCTCTGCTTTCTTTTTTCCTGACACAACTTCATCCAGAAGGGCCATTTCCTCATTGGCTATGCCGATGGTCTGGCCACGCTTGATATGGTAGTAGACTTTTGACTCTTTATTGTCTGCCAGTGACTGAAAAACGATTGGGTCAACATCGAAATAGATGGCCATCTCGGCTGTGGTGTATGCAAGCGACGCCAGGTTCTCAATGATATTTCCGGTTTCTTCTGTGATTTCGAGGTTATGCTTCATGACGTCATCGGATTACATTCTGAAAAACTACCTCGGCACATGTGGTGCAATAAAGCTGCTGAATCTCACCACGGGCACAGTCATCTCTCTGAAGGATGATGGAGCAAGCGGGAGTGATCTGCCTGCCTGGGGTTGCCTGGCAGGGTGTGGAAAGGGGGATTCTTACCCCTTCAATGGTGAGGGACTTGATCTTTGACATGGTATAGTGAAATTATGAAAGCGGTAAATCATGGAAAGGACTGAGGGTTAGTTCACTTATAAGTTAAGTTTTGGTGTACTGCTTTATCAATCGGGTGATCTCCTGAAGCTGGGCTTGTTTTTGGTGCAAGCGCCGCTCTCTCTGGACGCGCAAGTGAGGCTGCTTGCTGGACTTGAGTTGATGCTGAATGCGCCAGATGTTATGCCGGAGCTTCTCTTGCAGAATATAAAGTTCGACGGGATTTAGCTGGCGTAGCTTCCTGATCTCCTGGTACTCTTTGAATACCGGGTGCTTGCCAAGAACATGACCGTGCTCGCCATAGTATTTGAGTTCGTTGAAGATGGATTGATTCTCGATGTAGTTTTCTACAAGCTGCTTGACGGTGAGAAAACTTTCGTCCAGAGTGGTGCAATCAAAAAGCTGTGCATGGGCTTCCTTGTAGGCGAGGTAGGCCGTGAATTTTTGAGTGGCTAATATTTTAAGCTCTGGTGGGCACTCGGGTGAAGAAAGGAATGGGTATTGCTCTCTGAAGGGTTTTCGAGGTGGGGTGGCTTTGGCCGGTGCAGGGTGTGCAGGCCTGGCAGTTATACGCGGGGGTGGTGATAATGGTAGGTTTCGCATTGATGTATTTAATTAAAAAATCGGGTGTGATTTCTCAGCACCCGACTCAACCACCAATCAAAGCTTCTGATTAAAAGTTTAGAATCTGATCCAATGGGATGTTTCCTTTTACAAACTGCCAGACCAACACACCGAAAGTGATGATTCTGATGACTTGTGTTGCTAGTTTACGATAGTCTACGTTCCCTTTTCCTCCATCCTCGCTTGTGATGTTTTCTACCACGTCTCCCACTACTGGGATAGACCTGGTGACTCCTTTAAGTAGGCTTTTGCCCACCTGGGCTACTATGGTTTCTTTAAATGGTTTTTTATCGCTCATGATGCGTCTATTAAGGTGTATGAAAATGAATTTCCGTATAGTTCGGCACTTCGCTTAAGTATTGACATGACGACAATGTGATCATCAGCCCTTTGACGAACCTGGCAACCGGCTGAGTAGGCCCCAACCACCTCTACGTCGCTCTTGAATGACGTGGTGTGCATATTGAGCCCGGTGACATCCCGGTGTATGTTTCCATTGGGGTCCAGCTTACCATCCTTGTTGGCATCTCTCCAACCCCGAAAGGGGCTACCTACCTGAACCAAGGCTTCATACCCTTTGTGCTCGGCAATTTTCCAGCATCTGGGATACTGGCCGGGAGCCAAAATAAAGGTGCCCTGGTGATTGCCCATTTTCTCACGAAGCCAGTACAATCCCGGCTTGGTGGTGCCACGGTGCTCAAGTACGATGCCATTGCCAAAGTCATCCCGGAAGGCAATCCCCAATACATCGTCAAACTGATCCACCAGGGTGGATTTTGAGCGAATACCGAAAAGGTTCACATTGTAAACCCCATGATCATAGAATTTATGACCATGGGATTCGAATAAGGCTTTTACTTCTGAGTGTGTCATGATTCGAAGCGTGACTTGTCAGGGAAAGTCTTTCGGAGAAACGGGAGAACACCATCCCATCCACTGTCATTGTTGTTGATGAATTTCCGTTCAGCAAAAACCCGTCTAATCAGCTCAGGTTTGGTGCCACTCTTGAACACTGAGGCAACGTACTGCTTAGCACCGACGTGCTTATCGTTGATGCCATTGTCAACAATGATAGGTCTGTGATCTTTCCAAACCACATTGAAATAGAGAGTACCTACCAGGTGGCCCACTTCTGTGGCTTTGAATCTGAGGATTATCTCTTTCAGCTCTTTTTTCCAAAAAACTGAAGGGGTATGTGTGGCAAAATCAAACGGGGACTTTATCCCTTCTTTTTGAAGGGCATTTAGCGTGTTTGCGGAGTTTGATCTATACATACTACCAGCAGCGCCACGAACACCTAAGCGGCCCATGGCCACGTGCATATCAATGTCTGTGATGGTGATGGGACATACGGGATAGATGTCATCATTGGAAAGAATGAAATAATCATTTACCAGATGTGATTCGCAAGCTAACAGGAGCTTTTGAGCTACGTCTATCTGAGGGTTTGGAGAGGTGGGCGTATGCTCCAAATGGATTACTCCATCGTCACCGAATGGGCTATCGGTAGTACGAATGGAGGGGCCCGGATCATCACCAATAATGATCACCCTGCAGTTTGGTATAAACTTATCCCACGCTCTAAGGGCAAAGAGCAATTCTTTGCCTTTGGCTGGTGAGGCTTTGTAAGGAATAACCACGGTAATACGTGATGCGGACGCTAACTCATAGTCATGCTCTATCCGAAGAGATTCGACAGCTTCCTGAGTGTCTATGCCGCCAGAAGATGAGCCCTGAACATCATCAACACCTCCCATGGTGGAAGATCCCTGAACAGGAGCTTTAGTCTTAGAGGTGGTTGCCTTTTTTGATTTTTTTGATTTGGACATGATTGATATGGAAAAAGGTGAAAGGAAAAATTCACTCACCTACGGGGAGGTGAGTGAATGGAAAGAAGCGAAAGTTGTTTTTAGAGACCTCCTGATCCCGAGGATCCGGTTTCATAATCTGCTGCAATGTCAGGCAGGTCATGAACGTAGTGCATGCTTTTGAATTTCAATCTTTGGGTAGTGACACAGGTGAGGGTGGTAATCTTACCCTCATTGGAGTCCTGACCCTCTGCTGCAAATTGCATAGGTGTGCACGGCGTGCCGTGAAGCCTGGTGCCATTGCTATCACCACACTCTCTGGTGATGATGACGAAATCCTCATTGAGATTGTCCTGCATGAAATCTGCGAAGGGAGTTTCGTCCCCCGGATGCTCTCCAATGAAATTGTGCAGCCAACCTTTTTTATCGACATCTCCTTCGGAGGAATCGAAACGGTTTATGGTGGTGGGGATAATGTATACACCCACAGCCGCTTCTCCCTCTTTGAGAGTGAGGGCAGAAGCTGATTTTACTCCATCTCGCGTGGGAAATCCGGTGTACGAACCGTCTTCCTTGAGAATCTGACTCACCTTGATGAACAGAACGTTTGGTTCTTTGCCCGATGGAGATCCAGCGCCAGGAATTTTTGGTATAGATACGTTGCTATAAGACATTTTTATTAAGAATTGATGTGAGAAAATGAAAGAACACTCCCCGTGAAAAGGGAGTGTTTTTTAATGATTAGAGTCCACCGCCGGATGATCCGTCGCTTTCTCCTATGTATCCCTGATAGTCATCAAAGTCTCCCCAAGCTCCCTTGATGGAAGCTTTAGGATCGTAACCATCCGGCACGTAGGCAAAAACTGCCTCACCAAGCGCAAAACCAACCCCGAACCAGAACTCACCGAAGAGTTTGACCAGGTAATTGAATCGCTGTACATCATTGATCACATTTGGTACTTCGTTTTTGTGACGAAGTTTGATGAAGTTCTCCTTCGGTGTGGAGAAAATGATCGGTGATCGGTACATGGAATCCAATGGAATGAGGACGTTGTTTGAATAATCAATCTTATCCTTTCCGAAATCGCCATCCTGACCGGAGCCTGTGCCCCAAATCTTCTTGTACGCGCGCTTGTAGCGCTTATACACGTCCAGCGAGCAGAAAACCGGCGCCATCATCGTCTGATACTGTGGATTGATCCAATCCACGAACGCATTGATGAAATCGAGTACTTGCTGGTCCGTGGCGGTGACCCAATTGAACGTCACAGTTGGTCGGAAGTAATTGATAAAGGTGTCATTGGCAGTGCCACTGAGAGGCTTGCTATCAACCAATATGGTTTCGAATCCATCACAACCATCCTCTGGAGGAGTACCCGCATCACCATCAGAAACACCTGACCAGTCAAGCTCTTCATAGCGCCCTTTGGCAACCATTCGGAGTTCGATATCCTGAAGCGCCTGAGGAAGTACCATTACATTCATGATGTAAGTGGTGATAGGCATCTGATCAGGATGAAGGCCTTCATCATAGAGATACAGCAAATAAGAATCCAGCACATCTGCAGGGACGATAGGAAAGTTGATTTTCTGCCTTCTGTTCTTGATGACCAAAGGGCGGAACTTCACTTTTCCGTTTGGAGTCCACTTGGGAGAGAACTGCTGAACCACACTGGTGATGATCGCCTGGGTAGCTCTCCACTCAGTGAGGGCCATCTTGGTGGTCATGTACTTAGCGGTAGTGAAGCCTGTAAGGATTCTTCTGAGAATGTCCAGGTTTCGCTGGGTATTCAGATAGGTTCCAAATTCGGCTTTCAGTTCGGATACATCGATGGTATCTCCGTTTTCGTTGGCTGCACTCACTGAAGAGCGTCCAGTCTCCAAAAACTCGTAAGCGGCTGCATATACAGGGTTTTTACCTGAAACCTTCATAATGGTAGGTTTCGCGGTATCTCGGGCAAGGTTTTTTCCCATTTCAGGTTCGGGGTCTTCTTCTTCTTTTCCAGCCAGTTCATCAATGAGTGCCTTGAGTTTGTCTTTGTCATCAGCAAGTGCATTGATTTTCTTCTGGAAATCTGCAGTTTGTTTTTGTGATTGATCTGCAAGAGCTGCGATCAACTTTGCCATCTCAGAGTTCCCTTCGGCATCTGAGTTGTTACCATTGGCCAAAGCATCGGTGACAATTTTGGCTGTTTCTTCACCGAACATTGATTTGACCTTAGCGAGCTCATCATCTGTGAGGTGAGCTTTTCCGTCCTTCTCTGCAAATTTTTCTTTGCCGAGGAAAATTTTTATAACGGTGAGCAATTGGTTCATAATTCGAATTATTTATAAGTGTTAATAAAGTTTTTTACTTCAGTGAGCTGAATGGCTCGTTCGATGGCGGTGTGTCCGGTGCCGATCTCATCTATAAGACCGTACTTGAGGGCATCCTCAGCGAAGACTGTGCGGCCTGTTAAAATACCAGGCGCTGACTCATCTATTTTGCCTTCTCTTCTGGATTTGATGTGATTTTGGAATTTGAGGGCGAGTGGATCCAGTGTTTCTGTTTTTATCAGATCATAATCACCAGCGAGTGCAAGGTTGAATGGCTTGTTTTTATCCTCTGATAGATTTGATTCTATCCTATGGTGTTTTAAACCAAGCGATTCGTAGTAGGGTGCGATGTCCCAGAAGTCAGCCATCACCCCAATGGATCCTATCTCACATGATAGGCTGTTTTTGGCAATGATCCAATCGCAATCAGCAGCGGACCACAACCCAGCTGAGCAGCAAAGATCTACCTCTGCCAAAACAGGCTTTCCCATTTTTCTCACATCAGCGATAGCCTGAGATAGTGGGGGAATTGATGAAACCACTCCGCCACCTGTATCATAGTCGATAACTATAGCTGAGATGTTTTTATGCAATCCCGCCTCTCTGATCCTGTCGGCAATTTCTAAAGTGCCGTAGGTATACCACGTGCCATATTTGAGCATTGGTCCATGGATAAGAAACCTGGCAACGCTGCCTTGAGGCGCCTCATCATAAACACTGTACTCATCGCCATTGTGATCCATGGCCAAAAGCTGGAAATCTGCTCTTAATTCCTCAAGAGAAGCTTCTTTGATAGCAAACTCGCTGAACTGCTTGACCATCCCTAGTGCCATTTGAGGATGCATGAAAAAGATTCCTCGCATTAGTTGATCCTGAAGAAGAATTTGCCAGTTGGCAGATAGAGGCATGTGCTTTTGGTTTTATGAGAATACCTAAAGCAATGATAAAAAGGAGGATATGGGGTGAAAGGACTTGAATAATAGGGAATTGCGTGGCTTAGATGCCCCCGGATGCGCTGGATGAACCTTCTACAATCAAGGTAAATGGGTAGTGCCAGGATCTATGAGATAGGGAGAGGCTTTTTGATTGGAGACTCGTGGAGACCAATAGTCTGACCGGGAGAGACGCATCACCTAGGATTAACTCAGCTCCACTCTCCAGCGTGAGACGTAGTATTACGAGGGCATCTATGTGTAGCGTGGAACGCATGGATGTGGATAGCGTGGTATCAAAACTATACCCACCATCGGTGATGGACTTCTCGATGATAAGTGAACCGCCTGGAGATTTATCTAATGTCAACCAGTCTGTATATAATAAGAGAGACACAGTGAGGTCTTCAAGTGAAAAATTCATCTCTCGGATACTATTGATGCTGACATAATCAATTTGGCAGATATTATCAATACGATCGATCATGGTTTTATGTGTTTTAGGGGATAGTGCATATTTCCGGCGAAATCACGGGAATTTGATCAAATAATTTTTTGGCGGGTTTGAATGACTTTTGAAGGATCAAAATGGGTGATTCGATCATGACGATCGTAAGCTCTATTGATGAGCTGACTGGTTCTCTCTGCCAGGGCCTTTGCTTCCTGTCTGTACTGCCGCTTTTTCAAAGAACCGGAAATATCCTCCAGGCCGGTAAGCTGACGAGTGACGATGAATGAAGTGATGATGTCTTTTTTTTGATAGCCTTTGTGAATGCCCTGGAGGTAGTACTGATCGAAAGCAATATTGAATAGAGACTCCAGGAGATCATTCAATTTGTTGGCATCCTCCACAGTATAGTAGAGATGGTAGTTAGGGGCATTGTGCAAGCTGGAGCAATTGGGGAGCTGGAAACAAACGGTGGATGGAGTGATGATGTGTGGGCTTCGCTGATTGCTGTATCTGACCAGGGCACAAAGTAGGGTCCCAAATGTATTCTTCCGGGTGGCCTTAAAACTAACTGATGCACCGCCAGGAGTTTCCTTCAACGGCTCAAAGATGTGTCTGAGGTATGATCTCAGCAACTCGGATTTGATGTCTAGCAGGACTTTCATGCAATGTGATTTGGTTACATAAAGGTAGTAATTCCGTGGTTATGCGACAAGTAGTCCGTGGTGAGATTGGTGATTGTACAATTTGAAGGTCTGGCGATCTGTGAAGTGCCACACAATGAAAAATAGAGGTGATAGGAGAATTTGTATGAGTGTATAAGTGAGTACTTTTTCTGTAACTCTGTAACATTGACACAAACAATAGTTAAGATACTAATAATGAGTGGGAAAGGGTGTTAACAAACGTGTTTTTAGAATTGTAACAGGGTGGGTATCGTTTTGTTACAGAGGTGGAGCCTTGGGAGATGTTACAAAAAGTTTGTTACAAGCCGATTTTAGTTACAAACGAGAATGATGATTTGTTACACCCTAAAGCCTTGATACTCAAAAGCTTTACTTTATTCTTTTTTATTTTGTAACAAAGTAACAAAAAAATATAGGTTAATATAGTTGTGGGGTTTGGGGAGGATGCAAAACGGGCAGATGTTAGCCGCAATGCAAAGGGTATAATTGTATTATAGTAAGGGTAAAAGGGTAAAAAGGTAAAAGAGAGGCTATTGCTACGCAATGAGGTAGTATGTCCCGCTGCGCGGGCTGTTGGGCATAAAAGGAGGAAACTGGAAATATGGGAGATCAGGAGGGGGAGACGGTGGGTGTCCAGGGCTGAACTGTAGTGCTGAGATCAAGTCTGGAGCCACCTCTGATGAGCGCTCCGGTGTGATCTACCTGGCGGGCTCCGGTGATATCTCGCTGATAGTATTGTCCCTGATGGGTGCAGAATTGGCCTATAATGACTTGTGAGACGTTCATGAGCGCAAAGATAGGGGATGGGGAGAAGAACGATAACATCCGCTAAGTCGCCACTTCCGTCGTGGCGCTTAGCTCAAATTAAGGCAAATGCTTTTTCCAAATCTCTTTGCTAAAGACCGCTCTCATCCCTTTTGATGATCCACTAACAAACTGAATCCCAATTGACTCACCGAAATCCATAACAAACTTTACTGGGTCAGCATCGGGATTCAGCTTTGATACCAATAAATCACCAACTTTTATCTGTTCCATAATTTTTCTAATTGTTCTCACTAATTCATCCGGCGTTTATGCAGCTGTGTTTGTCTCGTAGCTTCCTTAATTTGCTCTATCATCTTTCTTTGTTTTAGCTGTCACGGATTCTTCTTTCATTTGGATATAAACATCCATTAGGATAGTGTTTTTATGTGAAAGCATGAGACATTTTCTCCCTTGAATATCATCGTACAGATTGATTTCCAAATCCTTAGCGAGGATAGGTTTCTGTGCTTCCTTGAAATCATTTTCAATCACACTTATTTTTTTCTTTAACCAGTCAACCTCTTTCTCGGCTGCTTGTATATGGATAGCAGCGCACTCAGCGGCAAGCTGAGCGACTTTCCACCTGTCTTCGTCCTTAACCCCGTCTCTTAGACCGGCATGGATCAATTGTTTTAGTCGTTGGAATTCCATTTCTGTAATTTTTAGGATAGCGCGTTATTTAAATCCTCCTGCGTAGCATCTGATGGGAAAATATGGCTGGGCTGGTGGCATGTTAGACATAGAGCGCCTTTATCTTCACTTTTAAGGTACATTTTCCCTAAGGAATAACCTGTGATTGTTAGCGGTAATGCCTCCATACTAAACCGCTCACTTTTATATTTACCATTGTAAAGGGGTATATTGCTAATATTCTCCACCAAAAGTAATCTCCATTACATAGTTCGCTAAGTAATCCAATAGAAGCAAACCACATTAACCATAATGCAACAATAAGCACTACCGCTGTATAAAATGCATTGCTTTTCGTTTCTTTATAATCCTTGTTCATAATTCTAAATTTTTGTGTTTATCTATTAATTTCTGTGCGTCCGCAATGAGGTCAAGTGTGCGCATTGATTGACGGACAAACTTCTCTGAAAACTCAGCTTGGTGGATTCTATCATTTTCAGTTAGGCCTTTACACGCGTTTCCAACGCCTGATCTGCATGACCTTGCAATAGCTTCATGCTCGATTATCCATGTTTTGATGGCCCTTTCAATAAAATAAAATTCTTCACTCATATTGATCGAGGTTTAACTTGCTGCTCCCCTGGGGCTTCTCCTATAATAACTGAAAAAGTCAGTGGATCATCGTTCACAAATCGTGAGGTATCCCACCAATCGCAAATAAACTCTCCATCCACTCTCAGGACATTGAGCCTATTGGGGTATTTCTCAACGGTACACCTTGACTTAGCAAATTGCGCCAGTTCGATTCTGTTTTTAAACTCAAAACCATGTTCTTTAAGAATATTCAAGATTTGATCTTCTCGTGCTTTAATCACTTCATTAATGACCATGGTTGTATAGGTATGGGCCAATTGCTTTAGTTTATTCATCCCGTGAATGTCTCCAAAGTTGTCAACTGTTTTTAACACACCGTTGACCCATACGCTGCGGTAAAAGCCTTTATCATCTCTTTCTAGTTTTACTTCATCGCCAACTTTCACCCATCCATTTCTGTCAGAGTAGAATATTGTTGTCTCATTGCTCCAACATTCTGTTCCCATGTTGGAATTGTAGCTAGTTTTAACGCATTTATAAGTTTCAACTGTCATTTCAATGATTGTTTTAGTCGTTGGAATTCCATTTCTGTAATTTTTAGGATAGCGCGTTATTTAAATCCTCCTGCGTAGCATCTGATGGGAAAATATGGCTGGGCTGGT